CTTAATTGCACACTAAAAATAGGGGTGTTTCAGTTCTGCCTCGCTTGGGCTTGGTCGTACACCTAAATAGTTTAGATTATCGGCAAAGTTCATTTTGTTGTCGTCTCCTGACATTTGCAGACAAACAGCACAAAAGGACGTTTTCTGCTTGAAATATGCCGATTTTCTTAGTAGTCGGTTTTCTTTTTTCGTTCGGACTCGCTGAAAGGCCGATAAACACTGTATTTTTAAGTCTATTTAACATAATACAAATTATAGGCAAGTCAGGACAGGCAGAAAAGGAGACAAGGAAGGCAGGAACAACCCAAAAAAAAACAGGGAATGCCGATAAACAGGGGGCAGGGGGGGCAAAAAAAGCGATTCCCTAACCGAGATCCGTACCCCCTTCGCATTATAGATACCCTGTAATTATGGTTGAGCACAATTTTTTTTGGCTATTTTATTGCAAATAATCAGGTTTTCCGCTACCTTTACAAGAGAAATGTACTAATTGAGTTTTGTTAATAAGTCAAGCAATGATAGTGGTAGTGTAGGGTGTAGCCAAAAAAGTTCTATAAAAAATAGTACATTCTTGCAAAATTTTAAGATGGAAATCGGGAAAGCTATAAGAAAAATACGGGATGCTAAGAAGGTTTCGAGGCGAAAATTGTCTATTGATTTGCAGATAGATTCCGAGACAATTAAGAGAATTGAGTTGGGTCATATTAAGAATCCGAGATTTTTGACATTGGCTCTTATATTGGATTATTTTGGTTATCAGTTTAATATTGGTTTAATCTCAGACAATTTCTTGAACAATGAAAGTGAATCAGAAGAAGATGAGTCCTTTGGATAGTTTAACTCATAGTATGGTATCTCGTGTCCAGAATTTAATTTATGCTATGGGTCGAAGGTCTATGAATCCGATTGGTTATGCTAATGATGTTGTTGTGCATATAGAGATGACTGAGGGGATGTATCGGGTGTTGTTGGATGAGGTGGGGGATGAGTTTTACCGGTATTATGAGGAGATGGATGCTTGGACTGCGACTATGGTTATTGACTTTGATTATTATGGGTTTAAGTTTTCTATGAAGTTTGATTATTTCATTCATATAGTTCCGAAGGATTATCCTGTGAACTTTTTGAGTTATACGGTATCTGTGTTATCTGATTCTCAGATTGTGAGTGATGTATTTGAGTCTATATACAATTAAGTTTTCATTTTTATTACTTGGCCGGGAGGGGTTTTGTGGGTAATATCCTCTTCCGGTTTTTAACAACTAAACATTATGGCAGAGAAAGTGATTGAGTTTGATGGGCCTGAGCCGAAGGGTCCTTTTATGGATAAGAAGGTAAAGGGCAAGGGTATTGAACAAATTAAGTCTTGGTTTGAGTCGAAGAGTGCTTGGAGGGAGTATGGTGGTAATTACACGAAGGATGGCTATGGCAATTATTTGGAGAGGTATGTTACTTATGTGAGTGGGCCTATTATGGTTGCGTTGGAGTTTGTTGGTGGGAAGGTGAGTGTTCATACTCATGATGGTAAGACGTTGGTTGCGTTTAATCGGACGATGGTAAAGAGTCCGGAGATGTTGTATGAGGTATTGGGTGAGTTGTTGGAGATGGTTGCTGCTGCTTCTATACAGGAGGGAGTGTAATGAATGCATTTTATGTAAATGCTTTAGCTCATAGGGAGGCGATTATAGAGGTATGTAATGAGTATGGCATATCGGAGTTGGATATATTTGTGTTGATGATGGTACATGGGAATATTCGTCCTATGTATGTGAAGGATGTTGTTAGGGTATTGGGTTCTGTTGATGGGCATAAGATTGTGTCGTTGGTTGAGCGGTTATGGAAGGTAGGGTGGTTACAGAGTCCTGGTCATGAGTTGCAGTTAATAACGAAGCGGTTGTATGGTATTAGTTTATCGGGTATAGCTGTTTTGGATTCGTATAAATATCATTTTGAGAATATTCATAAAAAATTGGAATTAGGATGAAGACATATACTACTCGGCCAAGGAGGTCGGAAGAGATTAGGGGGGAGATTGGGGAGGCTTTGGAATTGGTATCTGACATTGTATGTTCTACGATGGGTCCTGGGGGTCGCAATGTGACGTTACATAGTGATGCTGGCATATCGACTACGAAGGATGGAGTTACTGTTGCTCGTCATTTGAATTTGGAGGGTGGTGTTGCTAATGCTGTTGGGTTGTTGGCTGTTGATGCTGCGTATCGGACGGTGAAGGAGGTGGGTGATGGTACTACTACGTCAATTTTGATGTTGAAGACATTGTATAAGAATTTGGAGGATTTGACGGCTGACCGGGGTTTGAATTTATTTGCTGTTGGTCGTGGAGTTGATATGGCTGTGGATCATGTGAAGGGTTGTTTACATGGGATGGCTTTGCCGGTGAAGGATTCGGATGGTGGGATTGATAAGGCTTTGTTGAGGGATGTGAGTGTAATTTCTGCTAACAATGATGAGATATTGGGTCGGATGATTTCTGATTTGGTTTATCAGGTTGGGGAGAATGGGATTGTTGAGGTGAAGGATAGTATTGATGGGAGTACGTATGCTGTTAAGACGGATGGTTATGTTTTCAATACGATTGCGTTGAAGCAGTTTGTTCCTGTTGGTCAGAGTCATGTGGAGTTGGTGAATCCGGTTATAATGATAATTGATATGCAGTTATCGGATTATGATCAGATACGGGATATTGTACAGACGTGGAATGTGAATTGCAAGGATGGCAATGGGAAGTTACGTCCATTGGTATTGATTGTGTCGGATATAGAGGGTAGTGCGTTGGCTACGATGACTATCAATAGTCGGACGATGCCGATATGTGTGGTAAAGAGTCCGGGATTTGGGTTGGTTCGTAGGGACTTGTTGGAGGACATTCAGGTTGTTACGGATACTCGTCAGGTGTTTAACAATACGACTGGTCATACGTTGGATCGGTTTGGGTATGGTTTGAATGGGAAGAAGGAGATGGAGTTTGGTCGTGCGGATAAGGTGATTGTGTATAAGGATAAGGTAATTATTTCTAATGACAAGGAGATGAAGCGGTGGAATACGGAGCAGACTGTGGTGGAGTTGGTGGAGAGGTTGAAGGTTATGGCTTCGGAGTGTGAGGGTGAGCAGGAGCGTGGCTGGATACGGGAGCGTATTAGTCGATTGACGAGTGGAGTGGGTACTATTTATGTTGGGGCTGATTCTGAGTTGGAGTTGGGATTTAAGCGGATGGTTATTGATGATGCTCAACGTGCTTGTTTTTCTGCGTTGGATGGAGGGGTTGTTATTGGTGGTGGACAGGCCTTGTTGAAGTGTTATGCTTCGTTACAGGAGTTGATTGATACGATGGATGCTCATGGAGATGAAGCGGAGATGATTGGTGCTCTTGCGGTGTTGCGGAGTTTGTCTGCGCCAATTAGGATGATTATGAGGAATTTGTTTATGGGGGAAGCGAGTGTGGTGATGTTGAATGAGATTTCTAAGAGTGGTGGTGATAAGGCGTTTATGGGATGGGATTTTATGTCTTTTGAGGATGGCAATGGGGATGTTAGGGGAAATTTTGTAAATATGTTGACGGCTGGTATTGTTGATCCTGTGAAGGTGACGGTATCTGCGTTGAAGAATGCTGCGAGTGTGGCGAAGCAGTTATTGACTACGGAGTGGTTTTTATTTTTGGAGTCGAATAAGGATATGGATTTGGGTAAGATATTCTATCCGGAGCGTTAGGGGTTGTTTTTTTCATTGGTTATAAAATATGATTATGAGTGGTATAGGTTTGGTAGTAAGGGATATTCGTAAGTTGCGTAAGTTGACTCAGGCTGAGTTGGCTGTACGTTGTGGGGTATCGAGTTCTTATGTATCTACGATTGAGGTGGGTCGTCAGTTGCCGACTTTGACGGTTATGGAGAAGTTGGCTGATGGTTTAGCTGTTCCGTTGCCTATATTATCTTTTTTATCTTTGGATGCCGAGCTTATTCCGGTTGATAAGCAGATGTTGTTTGCTTATGTACGGAAGGAGGTTGAGGGGATATTTTTGAAATAAAGTTCTTACCCGGCTGCGTTTGGGCGTTTAGTTATGTCAGTTTTTTCATAGGGGATGCAGCCGGTTTTATGTTAAACATGGTGTCTAAGGCATCTGATGGGGATATGAACTGACGTACTGAGGCGCATGGTAGGTTCTGAAAGCGGAAACGCAAAGTCGAGGGTATCTCAGATTGCCCGATGTAAAGGCGAGGTGTAGGGTTCGAGTCCTACTATCCCCACTATTAAGAGTTCTGGTGTGTATTTATGTGTCCCCGGTCATGCTCATTCTACGGGGGCACATTTTAAACTAAAAAAATAGTGTATGTTAAACGAAAACAGAAGAACAGGTAGGACTACTCGACTGATTGATGGATATATTCAGCAATTGTTTGAGGAAGGAAGTGTTCTAATTAAGGACCATCATGATTCACCGGATAGTCATTGTTATTTATTCAGGAAGGTATTGGCTCGACTTAAAGCAGAGCATAGATTCCAAACGATGATGGATAATAAATGGGTTGTAGTAGATGAACCAACTTTACAGATTATTTTTACGGGCAATTACTTAAAATTATTAGAGGAGGGCAAGTCGAAATGATAGAAATAATCAGAGGAAACGTTTCAAGCTTAAAGCCGTCTCATGTCATTCTTGACGTAGGTGGTATAGGCTATTTTATCAATATAAGTCTCCATACTTTTTATGCTATTGAAAAGACAGGAAGGCCTATTGCTACAATATTTACGAGGTTCATTGTAAAGGAAGATAGTCAAAAGTTGTATGGGTTTGATGATGAGGAAGAGAGGGATTTGTTTGACAAATTGACAAGTGTATCGGGCATTGGCCCAAATACTGCCTTGGTTGTACTTTCTCACATGACGGTATCGGAAGTTAAGGTTGCTATTGGAAGTGGCAATGCTGATGCTATTAAGAAGGTGAAGGGTATAGGTGGGAAGACTGCCGATAGGTTGATATTGGAATTAAAGTCAAAGTTTGAGGCGGAGGTGAAGGATGTTGTTGCCGTTGAAGTTACCGGTCCTATTAAAAATGTACAAGTAATTTCGGATGCGATTGCTGCCCTTGTCGTTCTTGGTATTGATAAGAAAAAAGCTACTGAAGCTATTAAGTATCACCTTGGCCCTACTGTTCAGGATTATGTGAAGCAGGTGTTAGCAAAAATGTAAACTATGAAGTATTTTATGAATGAGAATACGCAAATGTTTCAGTATTTCACTGAGCTAATGGGTAAATTCTTAAAAGAGGTATTTAGTAGATGCGATGTACAACATGGCTTTGATGGAGAGGATCTTGCCGAGTATATGTACAACCATTTTTTAATGGAAAATCCGGTATATGGAGACGATTATTATTTCTTTCCAATAGACGATTATTTTAACAAAGTGGTAGTTCCGCATAAGATTGAAGTTTTCTTAGCAGGATATGCAATGATTCCAATGATAGAGGAATATAGTAAAGTTTTTAGAGTTGACAGCAATGAATTTATCAAGCAATTACTTGTACATGATTTGTCGAAGTTTTCTATAAATGAAATTGCATACGCTTTTTATAACTTTAAGGATAAGTCTAAAAATCCTGAATCTAATCGCATTGCTTTTGAATTAGCTTGGAATCATCATAAGCACATGAATCCACATCATCCGGAGCATTGGCTTGGATTTGGAAGGGCAGGTGTGTTGGAGAGTGAATTTGATATGCCCTATAAGTATGTCCTTGAAATGGTAGCGGATTGGATTGGTGCAGGTGAAATTTATGGAAGCAGCCTGGACGAGTGGCTGCCCAAGAATAGAGGAACTTTTAATTTCAGTTTAGAAACATCTGTTAGGTTGGACATAATCTTAAATGCGATATAATATGATAGATATGCCTGATAATAAAATGACTGTGGATGATTACAAACGGTTGCTTGATAAAATAGGCCTTTCTTTGTATGAAGCACCTGTTGGTGTGGAGTTATTAGAAGTAGTTATTCCGATAGAGCCTATGGGTGCTGTTCGGGAGAATAAGAATACGAAGTGGGGGTCCGGAGCTGCAGCTAAGAAAGCGAACGAATACCATGCCTGGAAACATTCTGTGCAAGTTTTATGGATTCAGGCGATGTTGAAGTTAAAATTACCGAAAGATACCATACCTTTAGGAGTTATTCACTCGTTTGAGTTTGGCTTGTCGATACCTAATCCGGATGTAAAGAGCTTGTCTAAGGTAAAAAGGCAAGAGCGATTGGACTTGATAGGTACTCCTCATAAGAAGAAGCCGGATTGGGATAACTTATGCAAGGCATTTATTGATGCGCTGTATTATAAGAAGGATATTGATGATGGGTCTATTTGGAAGGTAAGTGCTGGTATTGAGAAAGTATATACTGCGTATGGTAAGGGATATGTAAAGATAGTGTTCCCGATAATCAAAAAATAAGTTGTATGAAAAATCTTGTATTGTTTTTATTGCTAAGTATCGCTACGGTTTGCCAAGGGCAGCAGGTGGATACGGTACTGGTGTATGGTCAAACGAAGATGCGTATTATTGTGGCCGGGGATACGGTGATGATGTCTATCCGTCAGTTTGATGGCATTCGGAATGTGTTCAAGAGCTTTGAGGTCAGTGATTCTTTGAATAAGGATCAGATTGCAAGATTGAAAGAGATTATTGAGACCTCGGAAGAAATTGAGGAGAAGTATAAGAAGATGGATGAAGTTCGGGAGGCTCAATTGAATCTATACAAGCGAGAGTATAATACGCTTCAGGAGATTGCTGCTAATCAGAATCAGAGGCTATTGGATATTAGTGATAGTATTTTCAGAAAGAATAAATCAGGTATGTGGCAGGGGATAGCTATTGGTGCCGGAGTTGGTGCTTTCTTGACAAGTTTTGTTTTCATCTTAATAAGTAAGTGATGAGAGAAAAGATAATTATTGGAGTCGTGTACGTTGTTCTCACTGCGATTGTGACGACTATATCGGTTATCATTGTAAAGAATGCGATGAATAACTTTAAAGAGGAATTAAGAATTGAGATACGGAAGGAAGCTCAGTCTTGGTCGGATTCTATTGAGGTAAGTAGGAATAGAGTAAAGATGATTGATAGTTTGTCCTATGAGGAGATAACAGCTATCAAGGAAGATATTGTTTCGCTGTGGAATATCCGGAGGATGACTTGGACGGAAGTTCAGGAAGCTGAAAAAAAGGCGGAGCAGGAATTAGAAGAGAGGAAAACTATTGGTAAAACATTATTAGATTGGTAATTATGAATGAAGGACATTTCCCGTATGCCGTAGCCGATGGGCACGTGGCATTGAAGTATGAAGAAGGATATGTGGAGAAAGATGGTATCCAGGAGCCACACAAGAAGATAAAGATTCGGACGGCTATTGTCGTTGCCGTTGGCAATTCTTCCAAGAAGTCTTGGGATGAGATTAGCCCTATGTTGGTCGTTGGCCGAAAGGTGCTGATGCCTTCGGTGAATAAGCAGGAGTTCCGGATAGATGGTACTTCATATTTTGTGTGTCACCATAATGACATCAAGGTTATTGATCCAGCCGATGATACTACCCTTATGTTGGAGTTGTTGGAGAATCACATGAACTCATTGCCGAAGGATGTTGTGTCGAAGTTCACTCAGAAATTTGGTGGATTATGATTATTACAAATAACAGTGTACTAATACTTCCGGACCCAAACTTTGTTAAGGATGGAGAGATACAGTTATTTGATGCATTTGAGCCTGCTAAACATTTTTCTGTAAAGGGTACGGTATTGGCTGTGCCGAATAAGCTGAATTATTATGGGGATGAGATTGAACGATTGAAGCAATTACCAAGGAGTTTAGATAGAACTAAAACGATTCAGGAGCTAAATAGGTGGAGCTTGCCTTGGGATACGAATTTAGGCATTGTGGTTGGTGACGAAGTTTACTTCCACTACATGAACAGGATAGCAGGAGTAGAGGACAACTTGGTACTCGGCAAAGATGAGCTTGGAGAAAGGGGCTTATTGTTTGTTGATTATGACCAATTGTATATGGGTACGCATGAAGGCTTGTCATGGATGCTGAATGGATATATCTTAGTTGAAGCAATTGAGTATAGTGACGATGAATTGATGAGCTTAGGTGGAGGATTTGAGAAGTATGTCAAGTCAAAAGAAAAGCCTGGCTTTGGGATTGTTAGGTCTCTTGGAATTGGTTCTTGTGGTCCAAATAAATCTTATCTTGATGGCAGTGTTGAAGGACCTGAAGTATGGGATGGGATGGAAGTATTGTTTCGACATAGTAATGCGGTGCCATTTGAGTATAAATATCACAAGACTGTGAATGAAGGCAAGTATGCTTTTTACAAGATGCAGCGAAAAGATATTTTGGCATATAGATAAATGTTTGTAATTTAGTGTGGTAATATCATTTTTCAATAAAAAATTAAAACGATGAAAGTAAAGTATAATCCATTTTCCGCAGCAAAAATCTTGATGGCCCTACTCGTAGCTGTGCTAATTAGTCAAAATGTCTCAAAGTCAGAAGAGGTAGAGTTTGAGCCTGATGAAAATGAAGCCAATCCTGAAGCGGTTGGAGGTAATGTCTTGGCATTTTTCAAGCAACACCAAGCAGCAGCCAAAAAAGATATATCGCATCTGTACTATCCGAAGAACAGTGTATTCCGGAATAGCGATGTTCCAATGTTGCTATGGGCTGTAAGTGAAGAAGAAGTTGCAAAGCAATGGAAAATCAAAGAGAGCGAAAAGGTACAGGCCTTTATCGTTTCTCGCTATGGCAACTTAAAAAACAAAGCTGCCTATCAGGAATTGCTCAATAGGTTACGTGCCCAACAGATGCAGGAGCAGACAATGAATGCCTTGACATTAAAGGGAGGGGAGTTGATTGAATCAGGATTATATGCACTGGTACAATCTGAAGTTGGACGTAAATTTATGCTTGATCTATGGGCTGGCGTTGAGGAAAAGGAAACCGAAGAAGAGACGGAAGCTGAAGAGACGGAAGCAGGAGGCCCTGCCGATTCCAAAAGTTCTATTGACGAAGTGTAATATCAACTTAGAAAAGGCTATACTGAATGTATCGGTGTAGCCTTTATTTTTAAAGACATGGCAAAGAAAGATTATAGTGAGTTTGAGGATATGAGTCTAAATCCATTCGCTGTTCCGGCAGGATTGGCGATGGACCATTATAGGATATTCAAAGCGAAGAGCTTTTGGGTAAGGAAGTTTGATAATACTGACTATGAAGATACGTTCTCAAATGCGGATGTCGATGAGATTATTCGATATGCGGTGTTGCTGGTGGACCCTGAAAGTCCTATGTACGATGAACGTAACTTTGAATTGAGGATGGAGCGTTGTCGTAGGATACTCGACATTGACCCAAAAAGCCATGTGTGGAAAGAGATTAAGGAAGATGGAGAATTGGTGACGAATATCATTTATGAGTTCTTTAAAAGAATCAATAGCCATGTCTATGAGACTTGGTTTAGTATGAAGATGAATATCCATGAGCTTAACTCTTACTTGCGTAAGAAATTGAGTACGGATAGAAACGGTAATGTGGCCCAAGATGTAAATGCCCGTAGGCAATTATCTCAGGTAATTACTGAATTGACCTTTGAATTGGTTGAAATGGAATATCAACTATTCCCCGATGATAGGTTGTTAAAGATGATTAACGAAAGGAGTTCTGATGATGGACTGGGCGGATATGCCGAAGAACACGCTGAGGAACCAAGGTATAATAAGTAGCATGGACGTAACATTTGAAACAAAAGGTAAGGGGAAATGGCTGCAGGTATAAAATCTGACGAATATTTTTACATTAAAGAATTTGACTCTGATCCGGAGATGATAGAAATTGAAGGATTTGAGTTAGCTATTCCTTTGCCTAAAAAGCCAAGTAAGAAACATTTTAAGAATTACGGCAAGCAGATAAAAGACCAAAAATTTAAGAAAGAATTTATTCCACCTGATTTGCGGTACTGGGCAAAGCGAGACTTAGATGCGTTTGTGTCTTTGATGTGGCATAAGCGAAAGAATGGGGAGTGGTGGCTTATTGGAGGGAAGGAAGTTTATGTTCCGGGCAAAGCCTGGATGTTCTTAAATTTTTGGTACACACAAAAAGGTCCATTGCCCGATTTCCGTATGGAAGTCATTGACTTCTTTACCGTATGGGATTTTGCGGAGGAAGATCCGAATTGCTATGGCATTGTTGACATCAAGCCTCGGCGTATTGGAGATACGGAGAAGACATTGTTCTTAGTGTGGGAGCATTGCTCAAGGGTGAAGTATCAGCGTGGCGGTATGCAGAATGTAAAGGACGATGCTGCTGAAAAGAACTTCAAGCGATTGGTAAAGGGGAATAAGAAGATGATATGGTTCTTTCGTCCTACCATCAAGGGTAGCGATACGCCATCTAAAATATTAGAGTTCACCTATCCGGAACAGAAGGTCACTCGAAAGAAATTAAAAGAAGCTGCCCGAAAGAATGCAGGTGGCACTAAGGTTGTGGATAATGAGTATAAATTCAACCCTATTGAGAGTTCTATTGACTACGAGGCAAGTATTCAAGGCCGGTATGACGGGGAGCAATTAGGTATCTACCATTTGGATGAGCCTGGAAAGATTACGGCCTTTGACATTAAGGACCAATGGCCGGTAATTAGACGGGCACTATCATTGAATAATGACCGTTTGATTGTAGGTAAGGCGATATTCACCACAACAGTAGAGGATTATCAGAAGGGGAGTAAGAGTGGAGAAAGTTTATCTACCCTGAAAAACATTGAATACTTTTGGAAAAATTCAGACCCGACTAAAAGGGATGGGAATGGTAGAACGATAACAGGACTATATCGGTATTTCCGAAATTGCGTGTTGTCTGATGAAACGGATGAGTTTGGGTTTTATAATAGAGCAAAGACTATTGAATGGGTTATGAATACCCGACAATCGTTAGAGGACATTAGTGACTGGGACCGGCTATCACAAGTAAAGAGGCAGTACCCAATAACTATTCAAGATGTATTTACAGTCTCAATGGATGATTGTGTACTCATGCCAATCTTACTTGACCGTAGAAAAACACAGATTGAAGATGGCTTGACTTGGAATAATAAAGTTGATCCGGATGGCTATATCAAGCCAAAAACAGTTGTTGGGGATTTAATATGGGAGGGAGGAGCCTTTGGAGGGCTTGTTGAATTTTACCCAAATCCCAATGGCCGATTTGTTATAAGTCAATTTCCTACGAAACGAAACTTCAAAATTATCGTAAGTGATAATATAGTCAAGCCTGGTAATGATGATACTTATACATTTGGAGTTGACCCTTATGACCACATGGTTGAAGGTAAGGCTGGAGAAGATGGTAGTCCTATACATTCAAAGGGAGCCGGCATTGTGTATCGAAAATATAGTGAGCTACTTGACGGCCAACTTGAAAAAGATGAGGATGGCCGGATAAAAGAGAGTGAAGTTCACAAGATGAAGTCAGATACTTTTGTCTTGTCGTATGCCCATCGTCCACAAGATCCGCATGAATTTTATGAGGATATGCTTAAAATTTCGTTATATTATGGAGTGGCCATGTTCTATGAGAAGGATAAGCCCGGTGTAGGTAACTTCTTTAGAGCGAATAAGCTACCTACTGGGCAGACATTTGGGACCTTCCTAAAAACAAGGCCCAAGGAAACTAAGACTGCTTATAGTGCAAAGAAAGAGAAAGGGGTAAAGGCTTCAGTGCCAATTATCCAAATGTATGTAGATTCATTAAAGTGGCACGTTATCCATCGTATTCATAATTATCACCATCTTGACATTTTGGATGATTTTAGAAAGTTTAAAGTCCATAATAGGACTGAATGTGATATTACCGTAGCTGCAGGTATGGCACTATTGGCTGCCGGACAAATATCCATACAGCGAGTAGTTGAAAACAAGAAGCAGATGAGTAATAATGTTGCATTCTTTAGGAAACATAAATTTAACCGATGATTTATTTTATACTGGTGTGTAGCTGTATTCTACTCGTAAGTATTGACTCTAAGGTGTATCACCACATGAGTTTTAGCTATATAATGGCAAAGAGCATGATTGTAGGTTTAATTGCTTTTATGAGCTTAATGAGTGGGGTCTATATTGATTTTGGAGTTGCACTTAGTTTATCAATAGGTGCAATGTCTGTCAATTTTTTTGTATGTTTACTTGTACATTTGCATATATTTGTATTATATAAACTTAGAAAGCTTACAATTGCCTCTGTTTGGCTATCCTTTGGTGCAGGATATTTTATTGTTTTTATTGCTGTCCAATATCTTAATAACCTATGAGCGAAAGAAAGGATTTATACGTAGGAACCTCCCAGTTTCAAGATGGGTATAAAAAGGGAAAGTATAGTATGCCTACGGAAAAGGACCCTGAAAAGAAGGATAATCTTTATTATCTTGCATGGGCAAGGTATGTGTGGAGCCAATACGTATGTGACCGAACAGTTGTAGGATATGGTGGGTATAATGATTCCGGGCGTTCTTTTGAAGAGCTTAGGGCTTATGGGCTTGGCAAGCAAGACAAGTCCATATATATGGATTTATTGGATGACTGCGACCCAAACAAAACTGAGGGCTATCTGAATATCAATTGGGATAATGTTCAGATTATGACCAAGTTCAGGGACTTAGTTAGAGGTAAGATGATCACAATGGACTTCGATGTGGTTACTTCTGCAATAGATGAAACATCTATTAAGGAACGGATGACAGAAGTAAACCTAATGAAGCTTCTGACTAATCCGGTAATACAACAAGTAATTCAGGAAACAGGAGTCGCACCTTCTTATGCGAAGCTTCCTCCGGGCCTTGAAACGGCAGAAGATGTTGATATGTATGTCAAGCTTGGTGGGATTCGATTAAGCCAGGAGTTGATGATAGGGGATGCGATTGAGTCCACCAATTATGAGTCAAGGTGGGATACCCTTAGAGGGCATATTTCTGAAGACATTATTGATTTTAATATCGCAGCAACTATCACCTATCTTGAAAAAGCTACCGGTATTGTAAAGGTTGATCATATTGACCCAAAAGAATTGATTGTTCGTCCAAGCAAATATCAGGATCATAGAGATATAGACTTTGCAGGATTTGTAAAGAGAAAAACTATTCAACAAATACGCATAGAGAGTGACCTTTCTGAGGAAGCTTTATATGCCATTGCTAAAATGTACAAAGGTAAATTTGGCAATGGTACAGATGTAGGCCTTATGAATGATAGCCTTGACTATCAGAACACTACAAATAGTGGTATCAACAACGGGATAGGGGATGTGAAGTATAATAACTTTGCTGCTGATATAATGGAGTTTTACTTTATTGCTAAGGAAGCAGAAGCTTATGTAATTGGGTATCATAAAGATGGCAACAAAATATTTGACCAAGTTGACTTACAAGCAGAGTTAGATAAGCGAGACGAGAAACGAGGAAAAACGATTGATGAGAAGGAGATTGAGTATGTGTATAAGTGCAAATGGATTGTAGGCACTGAGTATGTCTATGATTGTGGAAAAGAGTACGCAGTAGTACGCCAAGGGTATAATGGAGTAAGAAGAGCTTTGTTGCCCATCACTATCTATTCGGATAGATCATCATCTTTGGTGGAGCGATGTATTCCTTTCATTGACGATTTACAGTTGGCTGTATTGAAAAAGCGGAATGTTCTTGCAAAGATGCCTCCGGGTCCCCGTATGGCTATTGATAAGTCTTTGTTGATGGATACTGTTCAAATTGGCAATAGAGACTATACCCTACTTGACTTGATAGAGATTTTCCCTAAAACAGGGGTACTCGTCTATGAGTCAGTAGGCGAATGGGAAGATACAGAACAGGCCGGTAGTAATCGACCACCGATTACATTTATGGAGTCAGGAGTAAGTGAGGATATAAATATCCTATTACAAGATGTTGCATTCAATATTGACCAAATGCGTCAAGTTACTGGTATCAACGAAGTTGCGGATGGTTCTTCGCAACAACAAGATATGTTGGTTCAGGTGATGGAAGGGTTAGCTTCTGCCACAAATAATTCCTTGCGTCCAGGGTTTCAATTATACTATGGGCTATATCAAAATCAATGTAGATATGTAGCTCAGAAATGGCAGGTAGCTGTTTTGTCCGGAGAAATAAAAACAGGATACGTACCTATTGGCGAAAACATCTTAAAGCCGGTACTACTAAGTAAAGACTTATATGACTATGATTTTGGTATTAAAATTGAGCTAAAACCTACACAGGAGAATAAGCAAGTGTTGTTGCAAGATTTGATGCAAGCTAAAGCCATGAATCAAATATCTACTGCTGATTATTTTGTAGTTTACAACATGATCCAATCCGGCGACTTCAAGAAGGCTCAATTGTATTTGGCTAAAGCTGCCGAACGTTGGCAGAAGCAAATGCAAGCTATGGAGATTGAAAAGATGAACGCCCAAGCACAAGGTAATGCGGAAGCAGCACAAGTAGCAGCACAAGCTCAAGCGCAAAATATGCAATTAGAAGCTCAACTCAAAGCGCAAAATATGCAACTGGAAGCTCAACTTAAAGCCCAAGAAAACGAGCAGAAGCATCTTCATCGTATAAAAGAACTTGCCCTACAAGGTAGAACAAAAATGGAAGGAGAGATGGCTTTATCCGCTATGGAGCAAGGGTTTAATAGTCCTGCGTAGTTTTTTTAATGCAATTGTTTATATTTTATAGATATTTTTTTATATTTTTGAGTTAAATACAAAACGAATTATGGAAGGTAATGCAGAAATGGGTGGTCAAGAAGTTCAACTGTCTGAGGAGTTTGCAGCACTACAACAGGAATTATTAGGGGGGCAACAAAGTTTGGAGCAACCTCAATTACCTGAGAAAATTGGCGAACTTGGACGGGAAGATTTTGAAAAATTGCTGGAGGAGGCCTCTGGTGGAACCATCAAAAATTTTAATGATTTTAAAGAAGTTACGAACTATCGTTCTGAACGCACTGAATTACAGAATAAGTTAAAAGAGTACGAACAAATTTCTAAGCTAAACGAGGGAGGCCCGAAGTTCGCAAATGAATTGGTTCAGAAATTGAATGACTTTTACTCAAACGGTGTGCCTGAAGAACAAATTTACGAGTTCCTACGAGTTCAGAAGATGAATGTAGAGGAACTTGCTGATATGGACGTTCTTCGCATGAAGTACAACAAAGAGTATCCTGGATTAACGGATGACGATTTTGAAAAGCTCATAGATGCTGAGTTCGGCGATTTGGAAGGAATCGGTGGATTGAAGATGAAAAAAGCTGCAATGGTGGGTCGTAAGGAGTTGGCTGAATTGAAAGTTAGCCTATCCGAACCGGAACATCTCAGAATGCAGAAAACAGTCCAAGAACAACAAGAAAATCGTTTCAAAAACTGGCATACCCTTTTGAATGCTACCCAAGGAAACAAGGAACAAACTCAATTCAAAGTCCCAGTAGGGGATGATGTACATGAGATTAACTTTGCGGTTCCAAAGGAATACCGAGATTTGTTATCTCGTGAAATGGCAAAGTATGCAACGATGCACAATATCCCTGCAACAAAAGAAGGGATAGCTGCACTCGATGACTTTGCACAGCGCAGCATCATGTGGAAGTATGGCACTGAAATTATGGCCACACTTTTCCGAGATGTACAAGCAACCACGAAGGACCAAATTCTTGGCAAAGTTCACAATATTGAGATTACCCCAACAGGAACAGGTGGCAATAAAGCCCCTATCCCGTCAAAGAAAACCCCAATGCAAGAAGCTATTTCTAAGATAGCAAAAGAAGGCATGAATGGGGCATGGAAGTAAGTGTATAGGTAGGGTGAAAAACAATTTCGTAAAAATTAAATTTCATCTATATGTCTTATAGTCCATTTGTAACACCGGGAGGTCAAGATTTATCTCCAAACGCTTTTAGCGATGTAGGTGGTGGCGTTCAGTCACAAGGCGTAATCAGCCAATACCAAGCATATAAGCCGAATGAGCTTGTGCAAGTGTTCGAGCGTCACAACTACGCTCCGAGCTTCCGATTGATGCTCAAAACGATGGGATTCCGTAGAGGCTCCTATGCGCCCACTATTGGTCACTACGAGTACCCTTGGCGTAAAAACCTTGTTACCGTAGGTGCTATCATTACACCTTCCGGCGGACCGGGAACAGATGTAGTAATCGAATTGGATGCTGCCGATATGTATAATGCCGGTGTGAATGTCAATGGAGTTGCTGCTCAAGCATCTTATCCGATCAAAAATGAAATTCTTATCTTCCAAGATGGTAACGCAGGTTTCATCAAAGACAAGAACACAAGTGTAACTCCTCACCAACTTACAATTTCTCCGGTAACGGCAGCTATTGACTTGGTGGCTTCTATCGTTGTAGGTCAATCGTACTTCGTTGCGACTAATGCACATGGAGAAGGTTCAGGCTTGCCAAAAGGCCGTTTGCCTCGTGTAATCAAATATTCCAACACATTCCAAATCGTAAAAACTGCTGCTTATTCAACGGGTAGTGAGTTGACGAATCAGATGTACTTCGAGCCACTTCCGGGCCAACCAGGTTCTTTCTTTGCGAAAGTATCAATGGATGCCATGTATCGCTTTGAGGAGAATTGTGATGGTGCTTTGATTTGGGGTAAACAAATTTCCAACGTTGTAGAATTTAATGCTGACCTTGGATTTGATGTACCGGTAACAGGTACAGAAGGTTTGATTGACTTCGCAACGGTAAATGGAAACAATGATACCTATGTTGTAGGTAACTTCCAATTGGCAGACTTTGATGATATATCTAAATACTATGAGCGTGAACGAATTGGTACTCGTGACATCATGGCATTGCAAGGTATTGACATCAATATTGAGGTTGAGAATACCCTTATTGATATTCTCGATGGTGACTTGGCTGCTATGTTGACCAAAAACTACCTTTGGGGTGACGGTGTATTCAGTGATGAGTTCCAACCTCAAAACGATGCTGGTACATTTGCCGTAGAGTTCAACTACCGTGCTGTCCGTAAATCCAACTACCGTTATTTCTTTAACTTGCTACACATCTTCAATGAAAATGTTGGAGCAGGTGCGAATGGCTACGACTATGCTAACTGGCAGGTGTTGATGCCTATCGGTTATGCAACGGAGAAACGCTCAGGTACAAGCACACCTACAATTGGTTATGAGTACAAAACACTTGGCAAATATAGCCGTGAAGAGGTTATTGCAAGCTTTAGTGGTGTTGGTGTTGCCGGTAGCGGTACTCCGTACTCGGTAGCAGTAAATGACAAGGACATTCACAATATGGGTATGGTGACTGAGATCGCCTTTCATGGTACTTGTGCCAACCATATTACGTTGTCTCGCCCTGCATAATTGAAATAGTCCATGTACTATATATAGTCCCACTTCTGCCGTTGTCCAACTAAGGAAGTGGGCTAATTTTAGTTTAGTTTTTATCATACAAAACAATTGTTCAAATGGGTTTAATTATTAACGGAAATATCAATGGGAAATCATATTCCGACCAAATGGTATCGGCAGATGAAGTCCTTGAAATATTCAAACTAAAAGAGGAATTTGCTCGCTTAGGTAAAGTTTTAAGATTTGACTTAGATGAGTCGAAGCTTAAAAAAGCAGGAGGGGAAATTCTGCATCCACAACAAGAAGCTATTATGTGTACTACCAATGGTACGATAAATGGTGATAATTTTGAGTTGATTTATTTTAAAACTCGTACTCGTATAAGTTCGCCTTCAAAAGGAACAGGAGTAGAGTATAACTTAAATCCTCGAAAGATTCTGATTGTAGGGATGTCTCACATGGTAAATTTGATGGATAATAAAGAGATGGGTGTCTTTATGTATCTACATCAATCTTGTGTAGAATCTCCGGTACGCCATATTGGTAGCCGAGTTATCTATACGGTCCATGACAGTGAAAGAAAGTCCAAAGAGGCTTTCAAGAAGAATCGTCTTATCATGGATGTTTATGAGGAATTGATGAAAGGGAATATTATGGACCTACGCCTTAAAGCTCAAGGCTTACGCTTAGGTAATATGACCAAAAAAGAGGATGATATTGTTCGGATGGAATTAGTTGCTCATTTCGAGAAAATGAAGCAACAGGGCAAAATGAACAAATTTATTGAAGAGTTCAATGCACCTTATTCTATGTTCACCGGATTGGTGATGGAAGCTATCAACCGAGCTATCTTGCAACAGAAGCAAGGTAAGGGGAGGTTTGAGTACGTTTGGGGGCCTGGAACAGACATGGAAGGCAATGTTGCTTGTGTAGTTCCTGCCGGAGAACAGCCCGTAGAAGCTCTTATCAAATACGCACACGGTAATTATGAGTATTTCTTGTCGAAAATTGACGGGGAGATTCAAAAAGACAAAAAGCGTGAAAAACTTGGCAGCTATTTGGAGCGCATCAAAAATCGAATGAACGAGCCTAACGAAATCACCGATGAGGAGATTGTGGAAATTGAAGCACTATCTGCTTACGAAATGGGTATTCCTGAGCTGATCGTATCTGCAGTTGAGCATGATTGCATTGAATATAATCGCAAGACTAAAGAGGTTTACCTTGTAGCAAAGGGAGAGTTGGAAGAGGATGCTTGCTTTATTCCGAAAGAAGGAGAGGATTGGAAAGAAGCTTTTACTGACTTTTTGAATGATGATAAAAATAGTGACTTGCTGAAGACTATTCGACAAAAGCTAAATGGGCATTTGTCTTTGTCCAAGAAAAAAGCAAAAAGTAAGAAGTAACTAAAACGAAATACTAATGGCATTTAATCCAAGTGCGGTATTCAATCTCTTAGAAGGGAATGTGAATTACCGGAAAATTGAGGCTCAAATTACAGCAGTCCCTACGCCGGGATTAGATGCCTATAATGTGTACTATCAAGTAGATGGCCCGATTGCGCCAATGAAGGTCCCCAACTTTGGGGTTCCTGATGGAGTCCTAAATAGCGGAAATCCAACGGCAATTATGCCGTTGGTTAATCTTCCGTTAGATTCAAGTGGAAGTACATTAGAAGGCCTTTATAAATTGACATATTGGATAGAAGATGTTTCTATTCCAGGTATCTATACAGAGGTAGTTTCTTCAATCAATTTGGATGTATTAAAAGAAGGGCCTGAAGATTGCCGGATACAAGGGAATATTCAATTTGAAGTGGATTGTGTATGTTATCGGATAACCATTACGGATAGAACTTTTTATGGAAGTCCGAATGAAGTTACACTTGATTTTCGGACGATGACCATCATCTATCCAACTATCCCCGGCCAAGCAACACCTACTCCGGATGCCACTACTGACATTACGCTTACGGTAGGATTTGATTACAGTAATGTAACCTATATCGTAAACTTGCTATCAGAATACCATCACCAAAATGAAGATGGGACAATTATAGTAAGGGAGAATTTGGTAGCTCAATTTAGCCAAAAAGTTGTGTGCGACTTTAACTTATGTAAGTTAATTGCGTGTATTACTGAAGCATTAGTGAAGCTTGAACACAAAGCTGCCCGATTGGGTGGGTATCCTAACCTTCCAATCGAAGAAAGGGACCTATTACAGCAGTTGTATGAGAATTGGATGCTAATGTCTATGGCCCGTGAATGCGGTGACTATAAGAAGGTATATGACATCTATAATCGCATTTCCGAATTGGTGAATTGCGACTGTGGTTGTGGAGACAAAGGACCAAGGGGCAATACAGAACATCCAATACCGGTATCCCCTTCTTGCGGTGGAGCCGGAGGAAATATTACGCAAATAAACGGCACATTGCCGGTGGTAGTAAATCAAGCAGGTCAAACGGCTGTTATCAGCTTAGACCCTTCATTTATTGCTGCTGCATTAGCGGATACAGTTGGATTACTTGGTGTTACTGTAAATGTAGGATCAGCAGCGTATTTAACGGCTACGCCAAATACTCCAACAGCAGGGAATACAGAATTAGCTTTTAATCCTTCGGCAGTCGGATGGAGTGCTTGGACGGTTCTTGATGATAGCTATGTAACTCAAGTAGCATCTATAATTAGATACTCTACGGTTCCAATGCCTGTCCGTTATGCTTTGAATACCTTTACTGGACAAATGAAAGTAGATGGACAATTTGAGGCTCTTCTATATTTCTCACCAATATGTCTAAATGTAGATATAGAAATTATATTACCGGCAGGTGTTAGAGTTGGTATGCCAATATCTGCGTTTAATAGCACCGGGGACTGTGTTGGATACGTAGCTCTTGTAAATTCATTTGGAGGTGCCCCTACGGATTATCGTATGTTTTTCTATCCTAATGCAGCATTCGTTCCGGCGAGTGTTATTTCAATAAACGGAATTTTCAACATAAACTAATATGGAGCCTTGGAAAGATTATATTGGGAATGATTCAGGTGTATTAGTTTTAATGCGTCCGGAAACTGCCAATGGAGCTATTTTGACTGACGACTATCTTGGTACAATAGGATTATTGTCAGGGATGGCATTGCCCAATATGAAAAAGCAGTTGGCCGAATCATTTGGTATCTTCACAAACTCGACAGAGAAGAAGGCATTTTTCTATGGGAAAATAAAATCGACTACCTTTCGACTTGATGTTGCGGAGTATTTCTTTGTAAATAAAATCTATTATAACCCATCTACGGACCAAGCTTCTGTACTTCAACTTTTGCAAGAGAATGATTTCAATACATTCTTAACAGATGTGAATACGGTAGAGTTGACAGCAGGGAACGGGGCAGACTTTTTGAATTATTTACTATGATAAATGTTCAATACATATTTGAGGCCACTAATGACTTGACACGAAAGAACAATGCCGGTTATACATCCTCAGAGGAGTTTAACCGGCATTTGAATCAATGCCAAGATATGCTTATGCGCTATTACTATAAATTATTTGAGGAGTCTCAAATAATTGTAGATAGCCTACTGCCTTTTTTAAAGGAAGTTCAATTGACGATTGGCACCAAAGGTGTAGTCCAGTTGCCGGTAGATTATCGGTACAGATTAGAAGTTGGATACTTGGAGATACTGAATGCAGGGTGCGAAGGAGGTGCCCCTAATGTGAAGCCAAAGCCTATGCATTATTTGGCTGCCAATGAGGTGATAGAAACCCTATCATCCCCTATCAGAAAACCAAGTAAAGCTAAGGGAATTTATAAACATACATTTGTCAACGATGCAATGTATGTTTACCCAATAGACTTAACCGGATATGTGAATTTCAAGTATATTGCAGATCCAATTCAAGCTGCATACAATACAACTGTTGATACTGTAAATAGGATAGAAGTGTACGATTCAGCAACTTCGGTTAATTTACAATGGAATGAGCAAGATAGAGATAATTTAGTTGATTTGTTATTGCTAATGAAAGGCATAAGCATTAGGGAATCAGCATTGACACAATGGGTTGCCCAAAAGAATCAGTATCTATCAAATAAACAACCATGACAAAAGGTGAAATGGTAGAGTTGGTTTATCTGTACGTTTCAGGTGGCCAATTGAATGCCGACATAAATATTAAACGAGAAGATATTTCAGCGATGTTAGCACCGGCTGTTAATCTTATCGTATTGAGGGAAACCCGAATCCGGAAACAGGAAGAACGCTCCATGTGGGAGGGAAGTTCTACTGGGGTGGATTCAGACTTTTTAGCGACCTTTTATTTGGACGTTTTGTATGACGAGGAGCGGTGCTTACGATACATTGAACCCATTGTTAGAGTAGTACCGTTACCTTTTAATCGAGGGATAAATACAATCGCATCCATGAATGGGGAGATTGAATTTAAGGGTCTAAAAAGCCAATATGAGGATCATGGATTACATGGTGTATTGAGGAATGTTACTCGTTATTGGTTTGAGCGAATTGGAGAGAAGCAGATTATCTTTTTTAAGAACATCCCCGAAATCGTAAAAAAAGTCATTCTAAAAGCTGTAATTTCAGCAAATGACCTTGGGGAGGATGACGAGATACCGGTGCCTTCAGGTACAGAATTTGAAGTATTGCAACTACTTCAAGGATGGTTCTCAGGAGAGAAGCAAGTGCCGGAGGATTTGAGAAATAATAATAGCGATGGAAGTGCGCCAATAAACATTCAGAAAAACCCAATTAGATAATGGCAGGAATACCAAAGAAAAACTTACCTCGCCAAGATGCTGAGGCGTTCAGAACATTCTACGATACCGTTGTAGATATTTGTTCATATATGGGGGATGATGAGGCTAAGACCTTATTTATCAAGGTGTCTCGATTCCTACGCCTTGCATTGGAAGAGTTGAATTTATATCTATTTGTGCATGGAGTGAAATCTGTGGTATTAAAAATCAATGATAACATGACCGTTGATTTGCCAAGAGATTTTCAGACTATGGGCAAAGTTGGGGTGTGTTGTAGTAATGGAACCATCCGTTTTATAGGAAGGAATGACAAATTGTGTGCGCCAAAAGATGTTCCTCTATTTGAATGTTGCGACTGCAATAAAGGCGTAAAAACTGAGGAAGAATTAAGTGCATTGGTGGCTCCGGAAGAGTGCTGTGCTGCTTGCACCTTCCATAATGTAGAAGGGATAGGCAAGTCGAGACTCGGCAGTGAGCTTGGCATCAATGGCCTATACCATAATTACCTGTATGGGTACAATCCTCAGATGTTCAGAAATGGGACTTATCGACTTGACGAGACCAATCATAGAATTATCCTTGGGGATGGTTGTGATACCATGCCTGGGAAAGAGATTATTGTAGAGTACAATGCAGCAATGACGGATGATAGATATGACTTGATTCCAATTAAAGCAGTCCCTACGCTTATGTATAAGACTGCTGCAATGATTAAGGCTAATAAGAATCCAAATGCGTCTAACTTTGAGTTTAGACAATTTAAGGTTCATTACCGACAATTGAAAAAAACATACGAAACATGGACCTTGGAAGATCTTGTAGCTTCCCTTCGGAAGGGATACAGGTCGTCCCCTAAAAGATAGCGATTATGGCAATGCCGGAAGAACACTTAAATAAGCCAAATATTTTCATTGGTGGCCTCAATCTTGATGACGATAAGCACTTGATTGAGGCTACTGATATGGTAGATGCGCTAAACATCCGTAACTTGATGGGTGGAGTCAATGGAGCTACTACTAACATGAAGGGGAATGTCTTGATTGACAATCCGGAGCTTCCGGCAGGGGTAAACACTGTTATCGGAGTATGTGAAGATAAGAGGGAGACAAGTGTGATGTACTTTGTACACAATAGCAATGGAGACCATACTATCTTTCGATATTATCCAACAAAAACAGCTATTAACCCAAATGGGGAGATAGAATTAGTCATGAAGGGCCAAGCCCTTAATTTCAATCTTGACTGGAAGGCACATTCGTCAAGATTTATTGATAGCAAATATCTATATTGGATTGATGTGTTTAGCGATCAGGATGCTATTGAAGGCAATCCTCCTCGAAAAATAAATGCTGTAAAAGGCAATATCGTAGGTAAGTTACTTGAATATGAGCTTTTTGCAGGACTTCCAAATCAAGGCCAATTTGCTGCGTCTCCTGGTGACGGGAATCAGGTAAAGGTTGAAGTGTATGACAGGGCAACGGCTACGCTTATTGCTGGATTCAATACCCTTCCTGCTACGTTGGCAGGGTATCAAGATGACCCTTATGGATTTTTAGACTACATAGCTACTCAGACAAATTCAAGCTTGAGTACATGGGTAGAAGCGGAATATTGCGATGAGTGCCGAGTGACGTTTGTAATGAAGCAAGCAACAACTTATCTTCTTATCAGCGAAACTAATCCACCTACCCCACTCGTAAATATCATGTTTGTCCGGTTGAATCATTATCCGGATACAATTCGATTGGAGCATATAGATGTTTTGAAATGGCCTCCGCATTGCGAGCTAACATCAAGATACATTGTCGATACTGAATTTTCTGCAAACAATGTTAATCAAAGTATATTCCAATTCCGAGTAAGGTATTGGTATGATGATGGGGAGAAGAGTGCTTGGGGCCCAATCTCCTTATTGGCATTGCCAATTGATAAATCGGGCAAATTCCTTAGTGGATTGAATGCTATTGAGTTGAATTTCACTGATGAAAGACTCAATGATGTAGATTCATTGAATATAATCAGGAAGGTAGAAATAGCTTTCCGTGAAGGTAATTTGGGTGACTTTAGAAGCATGGAAACATTGTCTCCATGTGAGATAGGTATAAATACCCAATTATACTATTTCCGAAACGATAAGCTATATTCGATAATCCAAAGTGATGACATTAACACGGATGGCCAATCCCAATCATTGAAGCTATTTGATTCTGTACCTCGAATTTCCGGGGCTATGGAGACGATGGCAGACTTGAAAGGGAATAATAGATTGTTCTATGGGGCCAATCTTGAAAACTACAATGGAGTAGAATGCCTTGACCTGAAATGGCAACTTGGGACTAATCCTGAAGATGAGTGTTTTATAAATATAACAGGAAGAGTAGATATTACATACCTTCCATTTGATAATAATGATGGATATTTCAGAACGAGAGATGCTGACGATACCGTTATAAGTGGATTTGTAGTTTACTTGGCAGGGACTACATATTACGGGATAAGCGAAAGTTTTGAAGTTCCTGCTGTGGTTACACCTACGGGAGAGTTTGAAATTAAAAATGTTCCAAAAGGCGTTTATGTTATGCGTGTCGCAAATTACAGATGTAGATTTGACGATACAAAAGGTCAAATATATAACTTAAATAATGGCATAGCATGGCAACGGACTTCTGCTGCTGTACTAAATTGTGCCGGGTCAAATGCTGCTACCGGATGGCCATACGAACGTGTTATTGATTTAACAGGTGTTGTAGGAAATACGTTTGATTTACTTACAGAAGTAGGATTTGGACCAATAGAAGTGATAAACTTAGAAAGGGGTACATTCCCATTAGCAGCATGGGGCTTAGGAGAGTATTATGTTTACGACAATGATGCTTTAGCAAGTACGAATGAAGAGCGACTTGGTTCTATTGCCGTAGAACGGCAGTTAGTTAGATTTACGGCAGGAAGAGCCGTTCCCGGAACAGACCCATATCCTGATTTTAATTTTCCACAAGCACTAACAGACCCATTTGTTCCACCTACTTCGGTATATGGCAACATGGTAACAGACCACAATGGCTTTGTATGGGCTATGTGGGCCACTCCTGGCAACCCTCAATCAATAAACCAATTTCATGTTGAAGTTGCAGATGTATGTGGTGTTGGGACAAGATTTTTAGAAGATGGGAATGCAGTGTTATTCCGAGGGGGATTAACTGCTTTGTATGCGGATACAGAATCTAATGTAAGTGGTGCCCTTAGACCATTATTAGGTTCTCCTGCACAAGATTCGAGTGAAGTTGCATTGCAGCTTATTCTATACAATACCGATGTAGAGTTTACAGAAAAAAACAAAACGATAATTAACGGAAATTCTGTTGAGACGACTAACACACCGGTCCCTGATGTATTATTTTTTTATACAAGGAATGGTCGTCAACAATTTACGGATGTTACAGGCGGATATTCTATATCAGTATATTGTCCTTACGATTCTTTTGGAAGAAATGATGATACCCTTTGGGCAACATATCCTACGGATAATTGCTACGAATATCCACCTGCTCCGGCATCCCAAGTGCCTAATATTTCTGACTTCTGTACAAATCCGTATGATATTGAAAATCCATTCAATGCAACACTTGTTATCTTCCCCTTTCTTGGAGCGATAGTCCAATTTGCTCGATACCTTAAATCAGGTGGAGTTTATAGGACCGGAGTAGTCTATGAAGACAGGGGTAATAGAAAATGTACAGTAGTTGAAGGCGATACGTTCCGCATTCCATTCTTTACCGAAATAGGAGATTTTAAGAAAATATCACCTACATGGAGTATCTATTCTGTTCCTCCTGAATGGGCTACGCATTACCGTATCGTAATAACTAAGGATAGTTTTTACCGAAGATATTTACAATGGGTAGCAGAAGAAGTTCAATATGTCCTTATTGATAGTGTTGGTGCAGCTCCAATTGTAACATCATTTGCAAATGGGAACTCTACCCATATAATGATAAAAATATCTTCGATAATTACAGAGGAAGATGCTAATGCCAATCCGGTAGAATGGTTCTTTTTTGGGACTAACTTACAAGGATTCAGCGCACAACCAAAAGATAGAATCCGACTGATATTAGATGAAGTTGGTGATTTAGCTATAACAAATGACATTTATGACTTTGAGATAGTAGGAGTGTTCAGATCAGGCACCGATTATTTTGTAGTAATCGAAACTCCTGAAATTTTCAAAGAGATAAAAGCCAATTGGCTTGTTGAGTTATATACCCCGAAGCTATCTGAAGAGGTAGTTTTCTATGAGGTAGGGGAATGCCACAAGATATTGAATCCAGGGCAGCCAAATCGGACGCATGAAGGGTCTTCTCAAAATCAAATAGTTGGCGTACAGCCGGCAACGGGATTCCTTGCAGGAGGAGATACCTATTGGAGGGATAAAAACTTTACAGTGGACAATTCTGTACTGTTCACTTATCAAGTTGAGAATCCTAACATTACGGATAGATTTGATAGTACCTTTTCGGATATTGGCCGGCCAAACATTAAGGATGATGATTTTGGAGAAAGGTTTTATTTTAATAGAATCCGATTGTCAGGCATATACATTCCGGACTCAAAAATTAATGGCTTATCAGCATTCCGTGCTATTGATGTACAGTCGTTGAATATGAAGTTCGGAAACATTATGAAGCTTATCCAGGCTGACAATGTAATGTTAGCTATTTGCCAATTCAAGACACAGCCAATTTATGTTGGCAAGGACAGAGTTATGGACCTATCCGGAGCAGGTTCTATTGGCCGAAGTGACCAAATCCTGAATCTTGGCAATGAGTTGAAGTATGACTTAGGTACACAGAGTCCTGAGTCTATTGTAGAGCAGGATGGTTCGGTTTATGGGATTGACTTGTATCAAGGAGCTGTTTGGAGATATAGCACCAATGGTCAATTCCCTATATCAAAATATAAGGCTCAACGGTACTTTAATGATTTAGGCAAAACATTATATGCGCTAAATCGTAAAACGACTAAGGTATATGGCTTCTATGATAGAGAGTATGATCTATATGGTATAACTATTGCGCCTAATAATTCCTATCCGGATGGGTTCACTATACTCTTCTCCGAAGAAAAGAATCGTTGGAATAATTTTGTATCTTTCGTAGGAGAATATTATTCAGGAGTAATAGATAGATTAGTTTCTTTCAAAGGTGGAGACTGTTATATGCATGAAGGCGTTGGCCACACTTACAATAATTTCTATGGGGTACAATACCCAAGTAGAGTTAAGTTTGTGAGTAACAATGGGCCAAGAGCTGTTAAGAATTGGTGGAATCTATCAATCCAAGCAGACAATCAATGGTATGCCCGTGACATCGAAGCTCCGGCAAGTTATTCCTACCCGAATGGGATGCGTAGTGAGATACCACCAATGGCCTTTTCTATTGAGGAAGGTATATGGAAGGCAGACTTTTTAAGGGACAAAATAGACCCAAATCCATCATTCAATACTATTGCCAATCCGGTAGAGCGTGAAATTTCTAAATTATATAAAGGCAGGGTATTAAGAGGTGAAATTTTGATTATTGAATTAGAATTACTAAATTCGTATGAATATTCCATATTACGTAGGGCAGATGTAGAGCATACCCTTTCTATGGATACAAAAGGATAAGATTATGAATCCATTTACACTAATGGGCGGATTATTCTCCGCTATCCCTGAAATTTATAAATTAACGCAAGGGATTAAGCAAAGGAAAGAAGGTACGAAAGGCTTAGAGGGCCTTACTCGACCTGAATATGTTATGCCTGAAGAGGCTAAAAGGGCACTTGGTATATCTCAAATGAGATACGCTGATAAGTTTATGCCTGGGGAAGGTGCTTATACGGACCGTATTGAGCAGCAAGCAGCGAATGCTTATGGGCAAAGCTCAGAAGCAGGTAATCCGTTTGCACTAATTTCTAATCTTCATGCACAATCGGGGAATCAGTTGCAAGATATGCAAACAAAAGCAGCTCAATTTCAGCTCCAAAACGAGAATGCGTATAAGCAACAATTGATGTCAACTGCGGATTATCGTGACCAAGAATGGCAAATGAATGAGTTTGCTCCATACAAAGAAAAATACACAGAGTATCGAGATATGATTGGGGCTGGGACTCAAAACATATACGGGGGCATGGATTCATTGGCAGCTATTGGCACAGGACTATTAGGTAGTTTTGGGCAAGGATTTGGAATGGGTGGCAAGAAAAGTGCAGGGCCAAATCAGCAAGCTATATCAGGTCTCGTAAGTGGGTATAATGGTAATCCTCAACAAGGGCAATTAGGACCACAAGAAATCGTACCTGGACAGGGATTAAATTCAACAAACTTTTTTGGATCATGGTAAATGTAGGCACAAATCAAGGAGTAGCGTATAGTGGACAGGAAGGGAAGGGTAAAGCCTTTATCCTTCCTGAAGGCGATGATTCTATGTTAGCTTTTCAGCAATTATTGAAAGGTGATGCGGAGAATAAAGATGCTATTAAGAAAGAGAAGTTAGACGCTGCAAAAAAAGAGAAGGAAACAAAGGCAAAGCTAAAGGAAGAGGTTCCGGATTGGTGGCTTCGCCATGATACAGAGATGCAGGGGCTAACGGATAAGGTTCTTGAACTTGGGGCCGGACTAATGGCTGCCGGAGTTGAAGATCCTATGGCCGGGACTGACCCTGGTTCTGCTTTATTCAAAAAAGAGTTGAATCGCTTAAAGTCTTTGGGTGGCTTGTCGAAACAATACAAGGGGCAATTTGAAGAAGACAGAAAGGTAATATTGGCGGATAAGGACAACCATTTTACTGAGGAGTCCAAGGATGCCTTGGTAAAATTCTATGACGAAAAAACCTTAGCTGAACGCCTTGTGAATGGTGACTTGCCTCCTCGTTTATTGGTAAAAGAACCTGAGTTCAAGAGGGCCGAGTACAACGGAAAGTTGGCTGAGGCGATGGGCAAAGAAAATAAGGAGCCTACTGTTGAGAACTTTAAGAACATGGTCAAGATGGCCATGAATGACCCATCTGCTAAAGGGTATCAGGATAATTTATTTACCGATATAACCAACTTAGAGAATGACAATCCGGATGCTTTTCTTGCATTGGAAGAAGAAGCCAAGCTCAATAACATGACCCCAATGGAAATGCTTGGAACGAAGCATCTCCAATCATATTTCGATGTAGAGCCTGTTGACATAACTGCTACAATAGAGAAGTTCATGCCGGCAGTAGATACTAATAAATGGTCTAATGAAGATAAAGATAACATTACTGAGTTTGGAGAAACACAAAAATTAGACCCTGTAAAGCTGACTAAGGCTGCTACGGCATATCTTGACTTTAATCCTAAAGCCCTTACACAGCTTACTAATAGCGGATTAGCAAAAGACAAAGCTTCTGCTGTCAAGTATATTGAAGAGTTAATGAAGGCGAGGTCAAAGGAGCTGACAAGTTCCGGAGTTAGACGAGAAGGCGATGGCTATGAAGGGACGGGGTATGGTGAGGATGATATTAAGAAAGCTGCTGATGAGTGGTTTAAATATCTATCCGGTGGTGGAGAAGGTACTGCTGCTGAGAAATTCAAAGCGCAGAAAAAAGCTGCAGAGTTCTTACGGGGGATCAAAGGAATTGAAGGAGAAACTTTTCAATGGGGTAGAACTTATTCTGCTGCTGCTTATGGTATCCCTGGTGTTACTACGGAGTACGGCAGTGAGGATGATTACAATCCTGATAAGATTGCATTTGGAGTATTAAGAGAGAAAAAAGTAAAAACGCCAATGGATGATGGGTCTGAAGTTACTGAAACAGTAATGGAAGATGATGTAATGGACTTTCAATTTACGGATCCAACGAAGAAAAATTATCTTAATTTTGACGCAGCATTACCTTACTTCGTTAAAGCTGTTAAAAATCAAGGTCGATTGTTTGAGCCTGATTTAGGAAGAGGGCCTGATGAAACGGAAGCAGAGCGTGAAGCGACTAAGAAAGAAATAAGTGGGGGTGGATTGAAAAGCAAAACAAAAGAACAAAGAGAATCTAAAGCAGGAGCATTAGATTAAATATAAAAATTATGCCTGGTACACCAAAGGAAGAAAGAAAGAAAATGTATGACCTGCTCAAATCTGAGAAGGAATACGATGGAGACTCTTTTGAAGATTTTGAAGCTGATTTCGGTACAGCCGAAGGTCAAAAAATGTTATTTGACCATGTTTCTAAAAAGGGGCTTTATACTAAAAAGTATGAGGATTTTGTTGGCAAATATTATGCTGACGTAAACCAAGAGCAAGTTACCGAAAAAAAAAAGGAACAAAAAGCTGCAATCCAAGAAGAGGTTGGTGGCGGTTGGTTCGATGTTGGCTTGCCCGAAGAATCTACCCCGAAGGATTCTCCGAAGCCGGCTACAATACTAATGGACCCGAAAAAGGCCGCAGCTCAAATTGTAAACAGTAACGAGAAAATAAATTCTGAAAGTCTTAATGAATTGTCAAAGCGCATGGGTGCAGCATTTGGCACGAATGAGGTATGGGATAATAATGTAAAAAATGCTGAGAAAAAGCTAAATACGGAGCTATCTGTTTTAGAGGAAAGAAAGGCTGCTGGCGACATTAAGGATGAAGCTATCTATAAAAAACTTGTAGAAAAATCTCAAAAAAAGCACGATAACACCGTAAAGGTTGCACAAGATGCGAAGCTATATGAAAGAAAATTGTCGAATGAAGGGATTGCTCCTCCGACTTATTTAGCATTAGAAACATTGAAAACCATGCAGCCGGAAGAGGAATGGGTAGATAAGCCCATTTCTGATAAATTATTTCATCAAATAGATGAAATGTCGAAGAAAGATGGTTCTTACCTATCACTTGATTTGCCTGAAAGAGCTGACCCAAGCATGATGATAATTCCTTTCTCAAGGAGTGCTCCACTTGCTGATAATGTAGATAAAGTATTAGATGCAGAGGGATTTACGGGAACAGAACGTTCCGCTATGCGATTACATCTACTACAAAGACTGGTTAATCAGCCAAGAATTGATAAAATAGAAACGAAATTAGCAAAATCCCTAAAGAAATTAGGAATGCCCTCTCCTGCGGAGTTTGAGAAAGAGGCTTCTATTATTCAAGACATTCAGAATAATGTAAATAATCAAGTTGTTAAGTATCGTGCCAATTGGGAGAACCAAGGGAAGGTGCTTGACGATGCCTTTAAAGTGAAAAGTGACTCTTATAAAGAACAGAAAACATTAGAACTTGAAGGACTTGTTGCTGCCTATCAAACTGCATTTGAAAAAGGAGAAGTAAGTGATAAGGTTGCAAACGAAGCAATTAAGAAGAAACAGGAAGAGATAAATGCTGAGTTCAAGACTATGTATGATGATTACATAGTCAAGCGTAGTGCAATTCAAGAGCAAAGTGCAGTAGAATATGGTAATATTCATAAGCTAAATGAAGAGTCAGTAGCGAAAATAGCCAAATTCAAAGAAAAGTATAAGCTGGTGGACGGTAAGTTCTCTGAAGAATACAAAGAAAAATACCAAGCGGTTGTCGAAAGTGTATGGGAAGAGCAAGATTTGATTGACAAATCGGCTCAAGCAGATGCTTGGAATAAAATGAATTACCTGCAAAAATTTGAGACATCCTTACAAGGTGGATTTATGAATTTGGCAGAGATGGGATTTGGCGGATGGAAGTATTTCGCACCTGGTGCGGAAATGCCGGATATTGGATTGATTGATATTGATATTGCCCGTAAAAATGCACCGGCACCTGATCTTGGTGATTTTAATTTACATCACCTATATAGCCCTGATTGGTGGGTAAAGAATTTAGGAGAGCAGCTTCCTATTATGTTACCCCTAATGGGTACAGGTGGAGCTGTAATGAAAGGAGTTACATTAGGATTAGGCACAAAAGGGGCTACGAGTGCCCTTTCAAATGTGCTTGGAAAGTATGGACAACTAACTTTACAGACTCGCCAAGCGATTGGGTCTGTTTTTGGTGGTGGTGCATCAAGGTACATTGAGTCTTACATGGAAGGGTCATTGACGTTTACAGAATCTCTAAAAGATGGTAAGAGTTGGGAGGAATCAATGAAAAACTTCCAAACTGTTCGAGATTCTAATCTTATGTTAATGGGACTGGATGCTATGCAGATGTATATGACTTTTGCAAAAGGGCCTAAGATAATGGCATCTAAAGCTCCTTATTCCGGCATTCCAAAGGGCTTGAAAAACGCATATTCCTTTGGGGGAAAAATGGGCATTATGATTTTCTCCGAAGGAAAAGAGGAGCAACTTCAAGAGTGGTTCCAAGCAAGGGTAAACAATCCTTACTTATCCTTTGGTGCATTCGCTAATTCTGAAGCAGGTAAAGAAGTGTTTTGGGTAGGTGGTATGATGGGCGTAGGGACCTCAGCAATGTTTGGTGGATTCCGTGACCGTTCTGCTATCGGTATGATAAATAAACAGGTCCAAAGCTATTATAGCATGATGGACTCAGGAGATGTTTCACTGGATGAAGTAGAGAATAGGCTCCACCAATTAGGAAGTACGATTGAAACATTAAAAGCTCAAGGCGTTCTTTCTGACAAAGAAATCGGGAATGCCCAAGAAATACTTGCACATAGTGGGCGTATGTTCAATCAAGTATATAATGGCATTTTACCATTTGAGTATGATAGTCCTCAGTTCAACGAATATTCAGCCCTTACATGGGAGCATGAACAATTAAGAAAAAAAGCGGAACAGTACGATAAAGCTGTCCCTAATGAAGATACAGCAGTAGAGAAGGAGTTGATAAAATCTCAACAAGAGAATATCAATGACCGGATAATGGAAATAGTATCAGACCCTAAAGCAAGTAGCTATGGGGTAGATGATATGCCATTGACAAAAACGGAGTTTGAGTCACTTGTATTTGATCCTGCAAACAGAGAAGCCTTAGACCAAGGTAGGCTTACTACTAATGACCCTGAAATATTAGCCAGGATGAGGTCAGAAGGCATTAAGGAAGAAATGTTCCTTGGCAATGCTGAGAATGTTATGACGGAATTAACCGGCAGCACTGACTTTTCTATGGAGAATGTCGATGATTCCATAATGATAGCAGAAGATAAATTGGCCATTGCCAAAGAGGAAGCTGCAAAAAATGAGAATAGCTCAAAATACCCTAAGTTCCTGAATGCGGAAAGGGATGCTCAAAGAAATCTCGATGATTTGAAGTATTATAAAGGGCATCTTGAAGAGCAACAATCTATTTTAGATAAAGGAGTGATTCAAACAGAATATACTCCAATCACCAATACGCAAGATTTACTTGATACTAAAAAAGATGATGTATTCGAGGGGCCTGATGGAAAACAATGGACTGTTGTAAACAACTCAGAGGGCAGGGGAATGATGAAGTCTGAAGATGGTAAGTATAAAGTATTTACAGCTTCGGAGGAGTCTATAAAAGAATTAGAAGGCTTTCGTAGAGTTTCGGAAGTCGCTGCTGTTACACCTGTTGTTAAGGAAGACATTACTCCGGCAAAAGAAGAAGGAGTAGTGGTACCCGAAGGGGATGGTGAAGTTATTCTTGAAAACGAAGATGGGACACCGAGTGTTACTGCTTATACATCTGAGGAAAATGGGGTGACAACTACAAGAATCGAGAGCGAACCAAATAAACACGGTCACAAAGGGATGGACTGGTTTAATGGAGAGTTATTCGTAAAAGATTACGGGGTTCCGGAAGCTGAAATCCTAAATCAATTGCCGGGGGCGGAAGCTATATCTGATGTCAATTCAGTTGTTGTTAGTGAAGAAAAAATAGATGCAGATGGTAATAAATCTGTTAGAATAACAGGGCGATACGAAAACCTGAACACAGGGACAATGGAAGACTTCGATATAGAAGTTCCTGTTGCTAATTTAAACTATACGCTTACTCCGGAGCAAAAGAAGTTGATAGGCGAAACTATTGCTAAAGCTAAGGTTGAACCCACTCCGGCCAAGGAGAAAGCACCTGTCGTTGAAGAAAAAACAGAAGGTGAGCCTACTACCGAGGCTAAGGTTGAGCCGGTAAAAGAAAAGAAGGGTGTTATAAATGTAAATGCCCCAAACGAGCAAGGTAAACTTAATAATAAAGAAGTGAATCTCGATGTATCGGATGAAAATTCTATGTACGAGATATTCAATTCTATCGGAGATAATGCCGAAATTGATATAACAAGAGACCCTAAGAAGTTAGATCGTATGTTGGGAATGCCTAAAGAGTTTATGCTTGGGGCAATAGAGAATCCGCCTAAATCATCAGTTAAAACAGGTGAAGATTTACTAAATAATTATGAGATTATTCCTGGAAAAGTTAAAAAGGCTGGGCAAGGATATAAGGTAACGCAAAAAATAAAACTCGTTCCCAAGCAAGGGAAAAGTGTAGTTACACCTATCACCGAAACCAAAGTAGAGCCGGAACCTATTATAGAGGAAGAAGAAGATGTTGAAGGTGAATTGCAAGACACCCCTATCAATGCGGCCGAAGATGTTAAGCGTGGATATAGGGTTGTTGGTGGTATCCGATATGACCGTCCGGCTGTTATAGAAGATATGCATACCGGCGATGAGATTGGAGTTCGATTTGGGCCAAATGATAAGGTTCAAGCTAAGTTTGCAGTAATGGAAGCAAGTGACGTAGAGCAGTCACACATGAAAACCATGCCCAATCCTAAATTCTTTGTCAATCAGCCAAAGGGTAGAGGGCATGGCGACTTTATGAAAATCACCGGAACCATCAAGGCGATGGCCTTAGATAATGAAGCGTTGGCATATTCGGCCAATGCTTACTTTGGTCCACCGGTAGTCAATACAAGGGGAGAAGTCCTACAAGGGAATGGCCGGACTGAGGGTATCAAGATTGCTTATAACGAATATGGGAGTAACGCTGCGAGCTATAAGCAATACCTGATTGACAATGCAGCTAAATTCGGACTGGACCCTGATGTGATAGCAAAGATGGAACGGCCAATGATGGTTCGTGTCATTGATGTGACTGATGATGCCGGAAAGAAGCTGTCGAGCTTTAAATCTTCTGACCTTGAGGATCAAGGAGGAGCGAAGAGCGAAGCTATTTCAATGGTTCGTAAAGTTACGCCTGAGCAATTAGATAGCATTATTAGTGCTTTTGAAGGTAGATTGGATGCGTCAAAGTCTCTAAAAGAGATTGTGATGAATATAAAAATAATCAATGCCCTTCATAAGGCAGGGGCAATTTCGGACCAAGACTATTCCTCCGGAGTAACCGGTAGTGTTGTTAGTTCGGAATTGGCAGATAAAGCTGTCTCTTTCTTTAAGCAATTAGTATTAGAGGGGGGTATTCCTGACTTAGCATTTCACTTAGATCAATTGCCGTTCTATATCATGGATGGCATTGAGCGTTCAACGGTATCGCTATTAAGTACGAATCCACTACGGGATATTATGCCCGACTTGCACATAGCTATCCTTGGTGTTAGAGATTATCTATTCGGTAGAAAAAGTCAAAACTTAGGCAAATCTCAAACAATTGAGGATTGGTTAAATATTCTCGAATCGGATGGTTCAACGAAAAGAGACCAATATACACCCGTAGAGCTTGCGTTGATAGAGTTTATGGTGGATAAAACGGCTAAACAAAAAGAGATTGCTAAATTATTTGCCGACTATAAAACAGCAGTAGAACCTATTGTGGGGGATATGTTTACAGAATCCTTTGACGGTATATCGAAAGTAGAAGCTATAAATCAAATTCTTGGAACAAATATAGACGAAAATGAAAACAGAAGAAAAGAACTTGAACTTTCCCGAACTGGTGAAACAGCAACGGGAGTTCCGAGCAAAACAGAATCAACCGAAGCAACAACCGGAGAATCAGGAGAATCGGTTAGCAAACAACCTACTACAACTGAGCAAGAACGCCAAATTGATAGAGATGAATCGGAAGTAGAGCCTTCTGAGATGGAAATGAGCGATGTCTTTGCTGAATTTGATAGACTAATCAATTCAGGAGTAGATCATGTTATTGCTATGGATACAGCGATGTCCTTAGCTGAAAATTCAGGACTATCGGCAGAGGCCTTGGAAGAGATTGAGGATATTTTGGAGCAGGATGTCAAGCTTGAAAAAATCAAGAAGGGCGTTACAGAAAAAGCTTCCGAAATAGAGATTGAGCTATCTGAAGATGTAACGCCGGCCAAGGTCGAAGAATTGGCTGAGGAGAACGATAAGCTTCTTGATGAGGCTATCCTCCCTACGGAGCTAAATGATGCGCTGATAGACCAATTAAGCCAAGGTGGATTGATTAGTATTGATGATGCCCATTATGCTAAAAAGCATTTAAAAGAGCCTAATGAAATTACGCAAGATTTCTATGACTTAGCTTTATCCAAGTTACCTGAATTTGCCGAAAAACAAAAAACTTCTAAAAAAGCTAAAGCAGAAAGAGCTAAAGCAGAGAAAGTCACTGGGAAGAAAAAAACAAAACCTACTGAAGAGAAGGCTGAAAAACCAAAAAATGCCAAAGAGAAAAACACTCAACTGGATAAAAAACTCGACATAGCTAAAACTAAGTTGCAGGATTTGTTGGATAAACTAAAAAATAACGATAAGAGCCAAAAATCAGGTGGGCCTACTATTGGAGAGGTACGTATGGCTGCAATGACTTATGGTGCGCTTTATGCTGATAAAATAGCTGAGATTCATGCAGATAATCCGGAAAAGATAAACAAGGCAAATTGGAGACAAGGCATGATTGATACTTTTGGAGATATTATTAGTCCTTATTTGGATATGATTTTGGGAATGACTACACCTCCATCTGTCCATAATGACACTCCTATCCTATCTGACCATATAGCGAATCTCAGGAAGATTGCCAAGGGCAAAGAGGTTGTTATCAATACAGAAACACCTGCTCCGGAAGGAAAGCAGGGCAAGCCAAAGGTAGATGAACGAGTAGGTAATGAGAGACCTCCTATAACTTATGTGAATTATGAAAAGCTACCAAGCTCAGTAGATGAGTTTATTCCGGAGTCTCGATATGGCACCGAATTAGACAAACATCAACGATTTGCTGTTAATATGGCTTTGACCAATTTCCTATCCAATGGCAAGCGTGGATTCTTATTGTTAGATAGTATGGGAGTTGGTAAGACTCGTCAAATTATAGCCACTGCTATCGAATATGCGAAACGGACCGGTAAAAAGGTTGTTATCGTAACTCAAAATCAACAAATAATTGATACGGCATTCATGCCGGATGCCTTGGCTATGGGGATAGATTTAAGTAAGGAAAACGTTGAGCTTATTACCTATACCCAATTAGAAAAAGCTTCTAAGAATCAGTATGGGCTGGTAATCTATGATGAATCCCAAAACTTGAAAAATCCAAGCAAAAGATTTGAAGCAAGTGGAGCAATAGTTAGTACCCATGTCATGTATTCTACGGCTACGCCTGGTGATAATATAGGTAATGCTATATATTTCCTATCAGACCTACTTGGTATTTCAAGGGAAGAAATGATGGGGGAATTAGGTATTACTAAAACAAAGGAAGGAACTTGGGAGCTTCGTGCTAACAAGTCGGAGCTGGATGCCATTACTGCTATCAATGATTACATTCAAAAGAGCTTTGAGGATGGGCAGATTATTCGTAGAGAGTACCCTTATTGGGGTACTATTGGAGAAGACATTATACCAATTGACTCTGATCAAGAATTAGAAATTGAAGGAATCAATGCTGCTTATGATGAACAGATAGACAAAACGAGACCTAACCAAACATTCTATGATGGCAAAACCGGCCAAATGAAAAACTCCGGTAAAGGTAGGAGAGGTTGGGATAATCGGTATAAAGGCTTATCGGATGATGCTGCTAATGTATTGGATGATGACATCATCCGTTCATTGAGGGAGCAAAAAATCAATATGCTTGACAAGCTTGTAGAGACATACAAAGTTAAAGCTGCTGTTTTGCGTATCAAGGCCAACCTGGCCGAAGGAAAAGCAGTAGTCGTTACATCTCAAAATGTGAACGAGCTAAATATTAAAGGATTAAATGGCGACATGACTACAACGGAGAAACGCCAATCTTTCCTACAAGAATTAGCAAAAGCCTTAGACAAGGCTGGTATCCCTTATGTAGAAATAAATGCAAAAACTGACAAGTCAAAAGCAGTTGAGGATTTTCAATCAGGGAAAGTAAATGTAGTAATAGGCTCCATGCAATCTATGTCCACTGGCATTAACTTAGATGATGTTACCGGAGACAAGCCAAGGGTATTGTATGTTGCTTCTGCTTCATACGATGCTAATGCATTCAATCAGGTGCAAGGAAGAATTTCTCGTAGGAATACAAAAACACCTGCTGAGACAAATATTCTATATGGCAATACTGCTTCGGAAACAACCAAAAGAGGCAAGGTAGAAAGAAAGACAGGCGTACTTGGAGTATTCCAAGGAGCCGGATTAGATGCGGATAGTGCCAAGGAAATCGAAGAAAACGATAAATTACGTAAAGGTAAAGCCTTGGATCGCAAAAAACCTTATATCGAAACTTTTGAGGTAAAGGGGTCTATTGTATCCGGAGGCTTCATCCTGGTAAAGGATTCATTCGACATTAAAAACCTTCTCAAAAATATTGGGGCAAAACCTCATACTAAATGGGAGAAACAATCCGATGGTACGAATAAAAAGGTATTCCAAGGGTGGGAGTTCCCAATCAGTCGTAAGGCTGAGATAGAGGAGTTGGTTGAGAAGTATAATGCAGGGGAGTTGGATATAAATTATGCCCGAAATTCTAAGGCTAATTTTCAATTTTCTACGATGGCCGGCACAAATGCCAACCGTCAAGTGAATGCTACTGCTCCAAAAGGAGGTACTGGCACTGCTCCTCGAATAGACGTATCTGTTATTACCGGTAAAAAGCCAAAACCTATTCGAGAGATTATTGGGGACGTTAGAAGAGCTTTTACTGTTTACATGAAGTATGGCAAATATCAACCTGGCAGCCGTGCTGCCGGTTCATATCAGGCAGTAAATTCTGCTATCCATGCAGCAACACCTAATGATATAGATGTAATTGCACATGAATTAGGACATCTCCTCGATGATAGGCTAAAAATATCTCCTATGGATGATGCATTAGATACGGAATTGATGGATTATTGGGCTTATGGGTCTGCTGCTCCGGCAAGCCATCCAAATCCTCAGCAATATATCCGTTCTGAAGGTATTGCTGAGTATATCCGTGCAATGATATACAATCCTGCAGAAGCAAAGTCAAGGTCCCCTATCTTATGGGACTTGGTAATGAATAAATTATCAGAGGCAGAAATTAAAGCGTTAGAGACGTTTTCAGAAGATGTTAGAACGTTACATGGTGCTGATATTTTAGATCAGATGGCAGCCACTATGCAAGAAACTGAGGCTGATAGAAAAGCTCGAAGTAATGCTTATCAAAACAAGAAAAGAGCTTGGGATAATATGATGCGCCGATTTGGATTCAAATCGGATGGAATGTCTAACTTTAATATTACGTGGTGGGATAAGTTGAATCGAAATTGGGCAGACAAGTATGCTCCATTTAAAAAATCTATGCGTGAATTGCAGAAGATAAATGGAGTAACAGAGCAAGATATTCTACCGGAAGATAATCCATACACACTCGCAAGGTTATTCTCCGGACTGGGGAGTAAGATTAAGAATATGTTCCAACAAGGAGTTGTTACAATTGGCAAAGATGGACTCGGATATTCTCGATTAACTGATTTATCGGATATTAGTAAACAAACCTATTTCAATAATGTCAAGAAAGGTGATATAGTGCAAAAGGGTGACGATAGTTACACTGTTGTTGAGGTCGAAAAAAAGCCTGGCACTAAGGATTCTGTTAAGATAACTGCATTTAAGAACTATGGGAAGGATGTAGATTCTTCCAAGTCAATTGAAATTGTATTTGGGTCAAAAGAAGCTACTGAATACAAAAAACAATCGCCTATTACAATGGATTGGCTGTTAGCCCCTATTCAATTGGCTATAAATGGAAAATCATCTAAATATGGTGCTGTTTCATTTAAGGGTAAAAATGTAGCGATAAGGGATTTTAAGGATTATGTAGGATTCTACATGGTAGCCGAAAGGACTATTGAATTAGCAAACAGGTTTAATAGAGAGGATGTTCTTACCGGTATAGGTATTGGCATGACAGATTTGGATGCAGCTCAGAAGTTTTTAGATAAGTTTGAAACAGAAGGCCCTGCCTTTCAGGAACAGGTACAAGAGGCAGCTCGCCGATACCGGATATTCGCTGATTCTATGTTACGATATATGCTTGACTCCGGAAGGATTAGTCAAGAGCAGATTGACTTAATTAAGGCCAATAATCTCCAATACGTTGCAATGCAACGGGTACAGGATATGAATCCTGGAGAAGATTTTGATTTTATAGAGTCATCCGGTGGAGGCCAATTTAGCCTTGACAAAGCTGTAAAAGGTTCAAAGAGAGATAGATTTGACCCTTATGAAAACTTAATGACTAATTTTCATAAGGTAGTGGAGAGTTCTGACTTGAATCAGATTTATAATGCTTATGTAGATTTGATGAGAAATGATAGGTCTATGTACGAAGGAGATGTAACTCCTACGGCAGATATTGGCCGACAAATTCATATAACTCCGACTACTGATATTAGCAACCGGCCAATTATTATTGTTTATAATAAAGGGGTAAAAGAATATTGGGAATTAGATCAAGATGTATATGATTCAATTCAGCTAATTTCTCGTAGCATACAATATTCAGATGTTGTTAAATTGTTATTGAAAATAACAGGTGTTTACACCAAGGTTCTTCGTGGAACCGTTACAAAAAGTCCTATTTTTGCCTATCTAAGAAACTTGCCAAGGGATATTCAAGCAAGATGGGTTCAATCAAGAACAGCAGGGAAAGCAGATATTGCAGGATTCAGGGAGCATTACTTAAAGTTAGGACTGGATGAGAATACAGTTGAGGGGCTTATTAAAGATTTGAATAAGTCAAAAAAAGAGACTATATCTAACTTTGAGTTATATGGTGGGGACCAAGCAGGATATTATACAAAGTCTCGTGAACATTACTATGCTGCGATGGATGTAGCTATCAGAAAGATGGCAAAAGAAGGCAAAATTGTGATAGATTCTCAGACATTATCTGAAGTTTGGGATAACTATGACAATTGGTTAGCAAAGGGGGAGCGTAGCACCCGTGTAGCTGAATATAAATCGGCATTCAAATACGCTAAGACGAAATTGAAGTATGACGATTATAATGCATCTTTATATGCAGCATTCCAAGCGAGAGACTTAATGGACTTCGCTGTTGTTGGGGTTCACATGGATTTCTTTAATAAAATAATTCCGTTCTCGAATGCCTCATTACAAGGTACATTGAGAACGATAAAAGCATTCAAGGAAAATCCAAAAGGGACTTTATTGAAATGGATGTTGATAAATGGTGCGCCTCATGCTTTGTTCATGGCTTTATCTATGCTTGGCGACTATGAGGATGAGTATGACGAATTGCCGGCATATCAAAAAGATATGTTCTATAATTTCAAGATACCACAACTTTCTAAGGACTTATGGTTCACTATACCTAAGCCATTTGAGTTAGGTATCACAGGGACGGCTTTTGAAAGGATGGCTACAATGATTAAAAATGGAGAAACATTCGACAAAGCATTCCAAGGATATAATGGTAGTTTGTACCGTGCCATGATACCGTTTGCTCCTGAAGATATGCTTGGCCCGTTCAAAGCGATAAATGAAGCAACATCTAACTATTCTGCGTTCTATCAATCGTCAATCATCCCTGGATATGAGGAACCATTGGCCGTTGGGATGCGAAAAGGGACATCAAAGGCATCTAACCTTGGGAAAGTAATTGGGTCTGCAATGGGATTTGGTGGAGAAGGGGTTGATCCTCGTAAAGTAGATTATGTTATTAAAAACTGGTTCTCTTATTTTGGGGACTTAGCTATGAAAACATCAGATCTATTCCCAAGCGGAGAAGAAGGTGATACGGGTTCTAACGACTTTAACTCAGGTATGTTAGGGGTGCTTAAAGATAGGAATCCCGGCAAGATGCGTTCGGTACAGTATATGTATGACAACATGGGAAAATACAAGCTATGGGATACCAAAGATGGAGAAGGGCTTAAAGCCCAATTGGGAGGTATGAATGATTTGAATACAGGAGAAGCACGGGATGAGCAAACAAAACTTATTATTGAGTATTCCCGTAATATAGAAAAAAAATGGAAAGCCAATATTCCAATTTATGACAAATTCCTTTTAGGTAAGGATGTAGAAATAAATGGGAAAATTTATAATAAAAAAAATACGCACCATGCTAAAAGAGTACGCCATTTTTTGTTTAATAATTAAATTTATTATCTTTACTTAATATAAAGAAAATCATACTATGCTGAGAGTAACAAAATTAAATGGTGAGCCTTTGCTTTTGTCGAACGAAGATGTTGACAGGATAGAAAAATCAAGCGCAACAGATACAATAGTGTATTATAGCTCGTCAAAGAAAGAAGTCGTACAAGAAACTCCGGCAGCTATCTATGCTACAATAGGACCAAAAGCAGCATTGCTTGTAACATATTCAAACAATACGAGCGTTGTAGCTATATTGATGATGCATGGCATCAAGTCTATTGAAGAGTACCCAGGGAATAAGAGTAGAATATCATTCAACTCTAAAACTCCGCTTGTTGTAGAAGAATCCTTACCAACATTACAAGCACAGATAGTTTCTGCAGGCGGTGGAGGTGGATGTTTACCTATAAACAATTTTACATGGTCCGGGGCACCAAATTACTTGCTTACCATTACGGATTGTGGTAGCCCTTATGTAGTGGATTTGTCAGACTTAGCACCGGACGGTACTGTTGTAGCTGTATTGTATAATCCCCTTACAAGAGAACTTATCATTGATACAGATGAGCCAAATCAATTTATTGTAACTGTACCTGATTTCTTAGTAGGGAATACAGTATTTGTATCTCCGGATGGTAGTGATGATCCTCTGACAGGGGGTAAAAGGGAGCGAATTGATAGACAATTCGCTACACCTTGGGCAGCCATTGCCTCTGCTCAATCAGGCGATACCGTAGTTGTTTATCCAGGCACTTATACGTGGCCCAATCAGGTAACTACACAACGATTGATAAAAAATGGCGTAAATATGTTCTGCCATCCAGGTGTAAAGATAAACTTTACATCTACTGCTACGACTACCGGCACTTCCCCTTTTTCTGATGATAACGTTCAAGTGATAGGTGGTATCTATGGACAAGGGGAGTTTACTTTTTTAGGCACAAGTCCGGGTAACCTGACTATAGCTCTTCAAAACATCAACTCTGAAGTTACGATAGAGTGTAAGACATTCTACAACAGAACCCGACTCACTTGTACAGGAGCCAAGAAGTTTATCATGCGTGGGGAGAAACATAGCGGTGGAGATACTTCTATTATACGTATGTTCAATGCTACGGCACAGCCTACCATATTTATACATGGGTTTGATGAAGTAATACAAGACAACACTTATAATCCCTCTACTGCCGGCAATGGTGTCTTCTCCCCTTATCAGCTACGTAACTTTACAGAACAGGGTAGCATCAATATCAAAGCAAAAAGATTACAGTACAGAACTTCTTTCTTTTCACAGGGATTGTTTTTCTGTCAGCTTCTCTCTTGCCCCGTAAATATAGATACGGAAATAGAGTATCTTGGCGATGGTACAGGCTATGATGCTCACTACAACCTTATTGGTAGCTCCGAAGCTTGTAGTGCTTTATGGAATGTAAATGTTAGTTCTAAAAACCATTCAGGTATGGGATGGCGGTGGGGAGTTGGAGGAGGCGTTGGCCCGAACTATGGCAAGTTTACTTTTACCGGAGTACACAAAACACCTATTTCCGGAACTATAAATGCAGCCGGACGAGGAACTTTCGTAGGTATGTCAGCCGGGTCAAAACTTGATATGGAGCTTGACTTACAAGTTGAGAATCGAACCACTACTCTTGATTATTGGTATGACTGTATTATCAATAGTGCTAACATACACTACATCACCGGCAAGCTTCGCTTTGTCACGCCTGACGTAACAGCAGCTCCTTTCCGGATACCAAACTCTGCATCAAACGGAGTCCCTTATCTAAAGAATCTTGCAGTAGAAACGGACTCTACCTACCTTGCAGAAGGTGGTGGTGCGCCACAACTATCTGTTCCTTGTATGAGTGTGTTTAGTAACAAGGGCTTTGATCCTGTACTCCACGCTGCTGCCATCGAACCATTAACTGTATCACCTGCCGTAAAAGTATAATTCATGGATTTATGTATAACAGAGTTAAATGAAAGTGTGCTGTATAAGCACCACCAAAATGGAACCAAAGAATCTGTGGTTATTACCGCAGATAGTTATCCTAAAATACAAGCATTCTTAAAAGAATGTTGCGAGATGGTACAGACAAGCTCTGTAACTGTACTTGATAAGTATTTAGGTTATGAGCTTTTTATACAGGTGCCTGATTATGAAGGAGAACTTATGCCTAACGCTGCCACTGTTCTATATAGTAATCCAGGGGCAGATATTCAAGGCTATGAATTACTAACTAACGAGGTCAAGGCTGAACTTGATGCGCTCGTTGCATTGATACCATAATGGGAAAAACTTACAACAGAGAAACCACAGAAGCAGGGATAGCTTTTATCCCTACAACTGTCACTTGGGATATACCCAATGATGGAACGCCTTACAATGTACAGGTGCCTATCACCAATATGCGTGACGACCTGAACTTTGAGATACCTAACAATGATGTAACTGTAACCATTGCAGACATCTTGCCGGGTGGCTATGTACTGACTATCACTATACCAAACACGGTTTCCCCTTCTTCTCTGTCCCTTATAGTCATAACGCCTGGCGGTTCTACCAACGTAGATCTACAAGGGCAGTTGGCTGGTAATGAAGCTTTACGCATTGCAGCCGTGACAGGCCCTTTCTCCGTAAATGGAGATGATGATATATCAGGCACTTATTTACCAATCATAGAAAAAGGTGCAGTTAATGGTGTAGCTTCCTTGGATGGTACAGGAAAAGTTCCTGCATCACAACTACCATCCTATGTTGATGATGTGTTGGAGTTTGCTAACCTTGCTGCATTTCCCGGAACAGGTGAAACAGGTAAGATTTATGTAGCTCTCGATACAAACAAAACATATCGGTGGTCTGGATCTGTATATGTAGAGATTGCAGCCACTCAGCCAACAACGCTTACCGGTGATGTAACAGGTAGCGGTACAGGTTCTTTTGCAGCAACTATATCGGCCAATGCTGTTACCAATGCTAAACTTGCTCAGATGGCTGCCAACACCGTTAAGGTAAATGCGACAGCATCAACGACCAACGCACAGGATCTTGTAATGGGATTAAGTACCATGCTTGCAAGATTGGCATCAGGTAACATAGTTGCTGCTACTCCTACACAAATAACAGCATTACTTAATGTTTTTACATCAGTACTAAAAGGCTTAGTGCCTGCAAGTGGTGGTGGTACGACAAACTTTCTACGAGCAGATGGTACATGGAATGCTATAAAAATGTTTAATGCTACGGTAACACCTGCTCAGATAACAGCTAACCAAAACGACTATGCGCCTGCCGGATTGGCACCGGGCGTTGTTTTACGATTGGATTTAAATAGCAACAGAGAGATTACAGGGTTTTCTGCTACGGATTTTGCAGAAAGAGATTTAGTGCTTATTGTAAATATATCGACATTTAACCTCAAACTAAAAAACAATAATGCAGCATCGTTAGCAGCAAACAGAATACTGCTTGACGGCGACTTGACTTTAAGAAGCAACATGAGTGCGTTGCTTATCTATGATGCAGTAAGTTTACGATTTAGAGTTGTTTCAATCCAAAAAGCATAATATGGCATACGAGATATACAGCGAAAACAATGAAGCTATACCTTCTATAAAATGGGGGTTAGTCGGTGGAACAGTACCAACCGGATTTACAAAAGTAACAGATATTGTTACGCTAAACATTATAGCCTCAAAAGAAATCGGTATAGATTACAAGGCTGTTCGAGACATTATAAAAGATGAGGTGATATTAAAGGGGTTTGAAAATCTTACCCCGGATGAAGGTCTTATCGCTGCAACACACAAGATAGGCAATCATGCACAACGCTTGGCGTTTGTAGGGGGTAATGTTGACATACTGGTAGCTTTAGGTACGCAGTATCATGGGAATGTATATATGTGCAGACAAACAAGAATGGCATGGGCTATATCTTGTGTACATAATCACTTGGAACATATAATGGTAGGACCGTACTCTGCTCCTGAAATCATCTTGTCAGAAATACCTGTTGCGTATATAGACAACTGGGTAGGTAATGGTTTAGGAGGTCTATGTGATGGAGATAACACAGAAGGTCTTTTTGATTATCTAAACAGCACAGTAGGTTCTACATGGGAAAACACTGGACTACGTTCTAAAACATGGACACCGGAAAGCTTGGCTGATATGAACGCCTTTTGTGATAAGTTGATGGGAATCGTTCAAAATGGGATATACTAAATGATACTACATTCATACTCAGGTGGTGGGTTTTACCTAAAGGGCATAGCCAAGGCAGCAGCACAAGCCGTGATGAATCATGGCAGTGTGCCCAATGCAGTAGCAGGTGTTTCCGCAGGTGCATATACCGCAGCAGTTATGGCTATGCGAGGTGCAGCCGTACTGGAATTTGAAGCAGGAAATGTGAAGATGAGTGATGCTTTTGATAGTATCCCCTTGACAAAAAAAGGCAACCTTTCATGGAGAGCTTGGCTGAATGTGCTATGTGGAAAGAACTATCTGTCTGACCAAGATGGTCGTCCATTCCTCGCAAGCATTATCAGTCCGGAGCATTTTTACAACTATCAGCAGCTTGGTACTATCGACTGTTGGGTGATGGCAGTAAAAGTAGAAACAGGAGAAAGAACATTTTGGAATCTACGCACTGATCCTCGTTCCTACCAAGAAATGTTGGACATGGTAGAAGCAAGTAGCCGGATACCGGTAATGACACAGGCCGTAAAGGTTCGTGGTAGCTACTACTGGGATGGTGGTAATCGTGACCACAATCCATCTGAGTTGCTGATAAGACAGTATGGCGATAAAGCCACTGAGCTGTTTTCTATATACGCTCGTCCGGAAGACTTTCAAGTAGTCAACCCTGAATGGGCAAAAGGTTTTGTTTCTACGATAATGAGGTCCATAGAGATCTTTAGTGTAGAAGTAAGTAAGTCCGATGAAGAGATTGAGAAGCTTCTATGTAAGGAGCTAAACATAAAGAGACAGGCGGTTTATCTGCCTCGCATTTTGAAACATTATTATGATGCTACGCCTGAGAAGCTGAAAGAGTTAGAAGCTCATGCCGTAGCTCTCACAGAACAAGCATTTAATCAATGAACATGGGAATCTATAACCACACTACAATTTTAGGCTTTCAATCGTGGAGAGAAATATTTAAACAGATGTTTAAGTACCATCAGATGCGATTAAGCCTTCTCATCAACATCAGCATCGCTATGACACTTATCTTTCTTACAGTCCCTCTCTTGGAAGAGTGGCTATGGTCCCCATTGTGGACATTGTTTCTGCTTATTGCAGTAATCATCCTTGACTTCATATCTGCCGTTGCATCCAACTGGGAAAAAGACAAGGGGCTAAAAACAGAGAAAGCAATCAAGGTTCCGGTGACTATCGCCGCTTACATTATACTGTTAGCCATTATGAACAGCCTTGGCAAGGCCGTCACAGCGTTTGAGATGGACGAGATTTTCAATCCGGTAGCGTTTGACTACATGGCCAAGTCCGTGTACTTCCTATGCTTCTCTATCAACTTTATCTCGGCACTAAAACACATGAGCAACTTGGGCCTTATACCTAAACCGGTAGCCAAGTTCATAGAACGATTCATAGACACACATAAGAATCGTATAGAAGAAGTTATCGACAATAAAATTATATCACCACAGGAGCCGGGTGAGGCCCCTTCCAAATCCGAAAAATAACATGACTGGACAAGGCCAAATGATTTTAGTTACTCCTATCGGAGCTACTGAACCAACAATAATCCTCGTAGATAGACTAAAAGCTATCTATGAAACAGATGACCAATTAAGAGTTTTTATTGGATACAGAGGTGGCCGTGAACCACTCGAAGTTCAAGAAACGCTTATCGAAATTTGGAATCAACAAAATACTGACGGCAATAACCTCAACATGGTACTATGTACTAATGTAGAGAAAAATCGTAGAACGATTGAGTTCACACATCAAATGAAGCAAATCTGTACAGAAGGGACAGGGGCTAAAATTACTTTCGATGATGGACGTTCCAATCTGATCACAGTAGAAACCTTGCCGGTATTATATGCTTATCAGGGAAATGCAGGTGCGAAGAACTTGGGGATGATTTTTATCACAAGAAAATCGGATGGGCAAAATTTTATTGAATTTACCCATAAGGTGAAAAGTATGGACCCATATCCGAGTACAGGTGTTGTAACTGGCAGTATCATTACCTTTGCCCCTACCCGTGACAGGGTAATCATTGATGAAACGCCTGCTGTTCTTTACGCAAATCAACCGAAATAAATATTTTTAATAAAATAAGTTTTAAAATGCTTGTTTTTTAAAAATATTAAACATACATTTGTATTGTTAAGATTTAGAATTACATTAAGCAACGCATCTTGACCGGTGTGTTGCTTTCTGTTTTAAAAACATAAGTAGGATTATGATAATAGGATTCACAAAAAAACTTAACAGTGGACATCTAAAAGGATGGACTACTGATTTTGAGAAGAAGATTCTCAATGGGACTAAGCGGCATACTATTCGCAAAGCCGGCAAGCGTAACTTCCGTGAAGGAATGATGCTTCAACTTTCACACGGAGTACGTACAAAGCATTACTACTGTTTTCTCGAAACAGAATGTAGCCAAGTTCAAACAATTGTATTTAAAAGCTGGAATGCCATCCATCCGGAACTGGCTAAATGGGGAGCTTCGTATTACGAATACGATAGCGGATTCATAACAATTGAATTAGATTACAAAAAATATTTAACACTTCCTGAGATGGAATCCTTAGCTATCAATGATGGCTTTGATAACCTTGAAGATTTTTTCAAATGGTTCGATGTAAAGAAGGGGGAGCATTTCATTGGCGAACTAATACATTGGAAGCATGAGCAGCACAACACGTAAAGAAATTATGGCTTGGTTCCTAATAGATGGCAATGAAACCATCACCACAGCACAAGCCAATACCCTATCTGCCGGGAATTACTTTTACAATGGCAGGAAGCACGTACAAGAATCTCTTAGCCGACTTGTAAAGTCAGGAGATCTTGTGAGGGTAGCAAGGGGGGTGTATAGAAAAGGTACTGGAAACGGAAGCAAGTATGAACCTCCTCCGGACAATCAACTAAATCTATTCGATTAAAACATACTTTACTCTATATTATCGGGTCGCAGCAATAACATAGAGTCCTTATATTTTTTTTAACAAAGCCCTTGGCATTGATAGAGACTGCGACCTCTTGATTTGTACAGGGGCTTTTTATATAAAAAAGGCTCGATATGATCATAAAAGTAAAACACAGAGAATCCCCATACGTCACTATTGATAAGGGGCCTATCAACCGAAAAGAACTATCTTACAGAGCGAAGGGAATACTCGCTTACCTCCTATCCAAGCCGGAAGATTGGCAGGTGAAGGAGCAAGATATAGTAAATCATGGTACAGAAGGGCGAGATGCTATCCGTACAGCGATAAAAGAGCTTATTGCTTGCGGATATATGGTCAAGGAGCAAGGAAGGTCTGAGAAGGGCCTTTTTGACGAAGTTGACTATTTAGTATCAGACCATCCGTTTACTGGAAATCCGTCGACGGATAATCCGTCGACGGATAATCCACTGCATACTAATATAGAGTGTACTAATAAAGAATTAAATAAAGAAAAGGAAATATCGGAAAATCTCACAGAATCCGATCAACTAAAATCCCAACTCGCTAAATGCTATTACCCTCGATTGAATTACTTCGATATGAGTGACGCAAAAGAGAAATTGGAGCTTTTCTTAACTGAGCCTGAAAATGTAAAGTATTGCAGAGATATGGCTAAAAGCAAAAAAGATGATGCTGCCATAGTTGCTTATGTCAACACCTTTGTTGCTTTATCCTACGATACAAAGTACATAAAGCACATACAAAGCTTTCCTCAATTGCTAAATCGCTTCATTGAGTGGTTAAGCAGAGACCGGCCAAAGACTACCTCGGCACCTGAAGCTAAATTAGAGGATAGACGTATTGCATTTGTTTCTGCCTTAGAAAACTCAAAGGTAGATCAGGAGCTTATTGATAAATTCAATACCCTTGACCTTGATGATTTTGCTAAAAGCTTATTGTTGAGAATAGAGAAATCGAAAATCCTATCTAAGATGGGTAAATTAGAGCTGGATGATATTATCCGTCTCGGATTCAAATACGGGATGTTTTATACCCGAAAGAATTGGCTATATGAGCTACTGACCAAGATTGAGAGTGAGGCTTGGCTTCAGAATTACAATAAATTATTTGATGCAATTGAAAAAGCAAACAAACAATGAGTATTAACCACAGAGAGATATTAGACCTCGTAAATGAGGTTATGGCTTGGAATAAGTCACTGGGCATGAAAGAGTCCTTGGCCATGCAAGATGTGTTGAATAAGGGGATAAAGGCCATCATCCGCAAGGGGACAATCGGGAAAGAAGCTTTATCGGAGTTCCTTTTCCAAAAAAAACCTCCACATAACCTTGAAACTGAAGGTTCTCTTATCGGCAAGGTGTTACTATTTCCTGGAAAGACAATGCCATCATGCAACATCATTACCACTGATTTTTTCTACGACTTGAGGCATAGCTTGATATGGGAAACCATTCGTTACTTGTGGGACGGCCAAAAAAAGGTTACAATGGATTCCGTTGTAACACACCTTACAAGCATGGGTAAGTTAGATGCTACATTATCCAAAACTTATATCGAAGCATTGGCCAAGGACCAATCAACGGTAGCAGACTTTGAAGATAGAGTAGCGGAACTGACATCATTCTATCAGCTCAGAGGGATATGGAGAGTTGCAGCCGAAGCTGTACAAAACTCTTACTCTATCCTACCGGAAGAAGCGGAAGCGTTTCGACACAAAGTGATAGAGCAGATTACTGAGTTCGGCCAATCTCAGGTTAAAAAGTATGATGATGGGGCCTCCCTTGCTGTAAAGCTACGGGCCTTGAAAGACAAAAAGGAATTAGCCCTTGCAATGGGGGGCTATTCAGGGAGTCATTCTCCGGTATTGGAATTGGATGCTATTACGGATGGATGGCAAGATACGGATGTGATTGTAATTGCAGGTAGGCCGGGCATGGGTAAAACTGCCCTCGCCATATCGGATGTAGCTATTGCTTTAAAAAACAATGAGCCGGTACTATTCTTTTCCCTCGAAATGTCTGCGGTACAATTAGCTGCCAGGTTATTCTCAGTAATGGAAGGATATAGTCTGAAAGACTTATTTGCAAAAGCTCCTCAGCAAATGAGTCCAACGGAAGCTGAGGTTGAGCAATTCAAAAATCTAAAAAGTTTAGCTCAAGCAGCCTACGATAAGTTTGAGCTAAAATTGGCAACTATGCCAATCTTTATAGACGATACCCCAGGCGTAAATTGGAGATACATCCAAGACAAGGCCATGTACTTCAAACAGAAGTACGGCATTCGCCGAATCTATGTCGATTATCTTCAGCTAATGTCAGGTATTGACCCTCGTGTTACTAATTCCGAACAGGTGATAAGTGAAAATAGTAGAGGGCTAAAGATTGTGGCTAAGACTTGTGGTTGCCCATTGTTTGAGCTATCCCAACTATCTCGTTCTTGTGAGAATAGACCGGATAAAAGGCCAAATCTATCCGATTTGAGGTCGTCCGGAGCTATCGAGCAAGATGCAGACATCGTAATATTTACTTATCGAGATGAATATTACGGAATCTTGGCAGGGGATAATGGTGAGTCCCTTGAAGGAGTGGGTGAGTTGATTATTGCAAAGCATCGAAATGGGCCACTTGGAACAGTCAAGGCGTTTTTCAATGCGCCATACACCAAATGGAATAACCTTCACTCTATGCCGGCAGGATATACTTCCGGATTGAAGCCAAAAGAGGAAGATCCTGATTTTAATGTAAATATGCCTTTCTAACTTTCTAAAACATAATAGTATAAGGTTTCGTTGCGACCTTGAAACAGCAACTAACTTAATTAAAAGACAGAAATTATGAGTAAAGAAAACAGTAACCAAAAAGGCAAAAGCAATGAACTTTATACAGTGTTACCTACCGTTATTGACGATGTAGTTAAAAGACTATCACAAATACAGATTGACTTTATGAAAACAACAATGCAAGCAAAAGACTTTAATGAAATATCTGGACAAATTACTGACCTAAAAGAATACCTTATAAACTCTGATTCTTATAATGGTAGGTAACGTTTGATTATAAAAAATCGGTGGGGAATTTGAAGCACCCACCTATCAAATTGAAATAATGTTTAACCTAAGCAGATGGGCTAAAAATTGCACCTTAACCCCACTGTTTTTTATAATGTGTTAGGGTGCGTTTTATTTTATGATAGTAGAAATAACAAAAGACAGCAGTAAATACGGTGTTAGATTCCCATTAGTAGGTGAATTTTATAAAGCAAAGCCTTATAGATATGATTCTGAAAAAGTAACCTTACTTTACAAGGTTGACTCAAAAACTCACGAAAAAAGCAAAGACCAATATTGGGATGAACCTATGTACAATGAATACAGATACAATTTAAGGGTTGTTTCAAATGCCCTATAACACATTTATAAACGCATTGCGCATATATATTTAATTAGGCTGTATATGCGTAATAAAACCCACAATAATGATAGAAGTAGTAAAAGCTTACCAATATCGGGCGGTGGAATGAATAAAAACAGAGCAAAATGAAAAAATGTAGATATATCAAAGACCCAATAGCAGGAAAAGTCTTAATACCGGAGTGCATGAGCGTTGTTATTTCAAATGACATAGATGATTGTATATGCCAAAAATCACCCGAAGTGCCAATAGATATGCCCAAGTCCCTAACGGCAGAGAATGGGGCTAAAGCATTGTTAATGGGTGAGTTTTTTGAAACAATTGAGGTATTAAATAAAGCCTATTGTGGTTGTGGAAAATGTGACCACTGCTATGATTTTCCGGAAGAACCGGAAATGATTACTCAGAAGGTGCCCGTTAGTTGGACCACTATAAAAGCGATTTACGCTAAAATTGTATCACACTTTAACGACCAAAACAATGGCATACGATAAAAAAGACTTTGAAAGAGTAGGAGACCTCGCTGACATCGTTCAGGAAATAGGCTCCCGAATAGAATTAAAAAAAGTAGGTAGCAATTACCAAGGATGCTGCCCATTCCATAGCGAGAAAACACCATCCTTCACAGTATCCCCTACCAAGAAGATATGGAAGTGCTTTGGATGTGGAGAGTCCGGAGATGTAATCGCTTTTGTAGCAAAACATGAATCCATATCCCAAGTAGCGGCCATGCGTAAGTTGGCCGGTAGCTACGGGATAGAAGTATCCTCAAACCACAAAGAGGAAGAAGGTGGTGCTACGGATAAACAGGAGGCATATACTGCACTAAAGATAGCTCAGATTGTATTTGAGTCTGCCCTACTACATAATGTGGCAGCCAAGCGGTATATCGTGTCAAGGGGCATCAGCAACATTGACATCGTAAAAACTTGGGGAATTGGATACGCTGCCTCAGATTACCGTGTCGAAGCATCTGAGATAGGGATGAATCTATCAGGCTTGAAAAAAGATGGTAGGTGGTTCTTCCGGAACCGGATCATGTTTCCAATTGAAGACATTTCAGGAAGAGTTATCGGATTTGGTGGACGTAGAGAGGAAGGTGGAAAGTCAAAGGCTAAATACATTAACAGCCAAGAAACTCCACTTTACAATAAGAGTAGTGTCCTATATGGCATCCGACAAGCATTGCCACATATCCGTAAAACAAAAACCGTCATCATCACTGAAGGCTACTTTGATGTTATTATGCTACATCAAGTGCCTGGACTCAACAAGGCAGTAGCTCCCTGCGGTACAGCACTAACAGTTAGTCAAGCTGCAATTCTCGCAAAGTATGCCAACACTGCTGTCATTATGTTCGATGGGGATGCTGCCGGACTAAAGGCTACGGCTAATGCCATTGAGTCACTTATTCAGGCAGGATTCAAGGACATTGAAATTACCTTATTCCCTGATGGATGTGATGCTGCGGATATGGCAGTTGATTCAGGATTCGACCTGAGTACATTCATCGACAATGTAAAGCAGATCTCCGCAATTGATTTTCTACTGGATAAGATAGTAGGGGATAGCGAAGAGAAGTGTAAGGTGTTACTTGACATAATTTCCAAATGCCCATCCCCTCTTCGTAGAGATGATTATATCCGCATTATTGCGGAGAATACTACATATTCCCAAAACTCTTTAACTGAGGAATTAAATATTATCCTCAAACGAAGGGCTTATTCATAAAAAAAGCGACGATCCTTGGTAGAATCGTCACTCGAAAAGTAGTGCATAAGTAGGACTGCAAATCTAATTAAAAATAACATAAAAAATAAATAATCAATGAAAAATTTACTAATAGGCCTTAGAGCTTGCGATGAATCGTTAGAATGGGTTAAAGATTTAACAATAGAAGAAGCAGTTGAAAAATGTAATCAAGCAGATTGGATGCTTTGGTTAGCAAAGAGAGTGCAAGTTCACCCTAAAAAGACGGTATTAGCGGCTTCGTTATGTGCAAAACTCGGCACAAAATTTTTAGAAGATAAATGCCCCTCGATATTATTGGCCTTAGATGTATTTATTAAATACGGGAGAGGCAGAGTAAGCAGAACTACGTTAGACCAAGCTGTTTTTACTGCGTATAATAAATATGAATATCTCCGTAAATGGAGAAGCAGTCAAAATGATGACCCGATAATTCTTGCAGCAGAAGCTATATTTGCTGTATCTAATATGATAATTAGTCCTACTGCATATATACCGTATAATGTTGACGTAGAACTTGCTGCACTATCAACATATAGAGCTTTTTATAAGGATTCATTGAATAGTAATGGAAATTTAATCATAGCCGGAATGATAGCAGATAAAGTAAATATTGAAATGTCGAATATTTGCAGAGACATTATCGGAAGAGATATTGTGTCAAAAGTAAAAAAAAGATTATTGAAAAAAAAGTGTTAAAATGTTTGTTAATACAAAACATTTTAAATACCTTTGATTTAAGGAAGCGATAATTTTAAAAACATTAATAATAATAGCATGAGTAGTAAAGTAGGAAGTATCAAAAATGCATGGGAAACAACGAAATGGCTGTTCACACAGCTATTTTCATCGACTCCCGATCCATCGGTTAGTTCCGGTGTCAAGATGTTACAATGGGTGTCTAAGGGGCTACTTATTGTTGGAGCTTTATCTTCAGTGTCATACACTGCCCCTACCTTCTATAATATTTGGTCCGGCATTATGGCATTGTTCGTAGCTCAAATCGCTACAATCATCTGCGTAGTTCTAATACTCTTCCTTATCGAACTATCCTTTGGAGCGTTGACTCCCTTTGCTCTTGACTTTACCTTTTCAGGCCAAGCCAGTCAAAATGATATGAGCAAGATTGGAGCAACCTTATTATGGATATTTGTAATATTCCTTGGAGGAGCCAGTGTTGTTTTTACTTACAATGGGGCAAGCACACCTGTCCATGCCTCAATAGTTGCACCGGAGATGATTGACATCTCCTCAGTTGAAGCTCAAAAGCAATTCGCTTTGAGCAAAGAGGAGCATCGCTATGATGCCTTGGTAGATAAATACCACAAAGAAGATAGTGCCGGAATAGCATCCCTTTCCCTTTATCATCACAACAATATCAAAAATATTGAGGCGTATGCCATCAAGAAGTATGGAGAGTATAGCCATCTTGTAGATGAATCAGTTTCCAAAGCAAGAAAGGACTCCACCATAAAAGTCCAAGATTACGAGTCCACAAAACTCAAAGCACCTTACTACGTCCGTGAAAGAAATCAAGCGATCAATGATGCTCGGAAAACTTGGAATGGGCTTATCGAAGAGAAAAAAGCAGCGAACGAGAAGTTGGAGAAACTTCACAATTTCAAAGTTTCAGCAGCGATAATGCTTATTCAAAACTTCGGGGCAGGGTCAACGATTCTCTTCTTTATCCTACAAGTTATAATTTCAACACTTCGAGTAGGTGAAACTTCGGTAAAAAAAAAGTGGTAACTAATTCGAGTTTCAAGCCCACTCCTATCAGAGATAAGGCTGATACTAAGAAGCCTGAAACCATTGAATTTCAGAACATTCCGTTCGACATTGAAACTGAAACTTACTCAGATACGGGAGAGGGGCTTGAAACTGAAACTCAAAGCATCGACCTTTTTTCTGAAACTGAAACTGTTCTCGGCGAGGATAATCTTGAAACTGAAACTTTTTGGATTGACGGATTCAGCACTCCTTTTAACTTGGCAGGTTTACGAAGAAACGTACAGCAATATGCCAATAAGTTTCACCAAAATAACGGTAGGCCTGAAACCAATATTTCCAACGGAAAGAAGTTTTTCCTGAAATACATAAGCAGGGCAAAAATAAATGAGGTAAACGATTTGAAGCAAATGCTTCGTAAGAGTTACCCAATTTTTCTAAATGAAATACTAAAATGAGACATTCCTTAATCATACAAGTATTGGCAGCAGCCATAATGACCGGAATTGTATGGGTGTGGATAGAAATGTTCGGACTTATAGATAGAGACGATGGATGGTTTATTGTAGGGGCTACTTATCCAACATACATTACGCTCTGCACGATACTCGCAGACATCATTGAAAACATAAAGATAAAACTATGGGATTACAATCGCTCCCCACGCTCACAGAAGCGGAAAGGAAAATCGCCTTCTCGGTAGCAGTAGCACTAAAAGCTAACCATACCGGCCAAGCCAAGGCTATCTCAAATTCTAAGATGGTAAAAGCCTTGGCTAAGGTCCAGGTGAAAACATCTGATACTGTAATGCGGAAAATCATAAATTATTTGCGCCACGAAGGAAAACCTATCTGCTCCGGATCAAGCGGATATTGGTGGGCAGCAAATAAAAACGAGTTGGCAGAATGTCTCGCTGCCCTAAAAGATAGGGTAGAAGCACAGATAGCTACATTAAATCAATTGAAGGAAATTTATCAAAACTACTAAAATGGAACAGAACATAGATTACGAAGGCCTACCAAAGGCAGAAGATATTGGACGCATCCGTAAAATGCTATCTTGCCTTGAGTCACCCAGTCGAAGATTGATTCTTTCCATCCTTATGGATGGCAAGCGTCATAAATTCGTAAGATTGGCTGAGGCTTGCGAAAACACAATGGAGAACCCTCCAAAACACATCTACTCAGACATCGGGACTCACCTGCGCTATATGCTAAAGGTAGGTCTCGTAGAGAAGCACGACAAGGGAAAAAACTCCGTAAAAGGAGCATACTATTCTCTTGACCCAAACAAAATCAAGGAAATTAATTTATTCATCAACACGTCAAATCTATAAATCATCATGGGAGAAATATCCAGCACAAGTAAGAATAGATCTTACTACGAAATAAACGGGCAGCAGAAATGCATCCTAAAATATGTAAAAGGGGAAGAGAACATCCCTATCAAAGGCCTTGAAGGATACCTTCAAGATATTACCCTAAAGAAAGGCCAAAAGCCGAATGGAGATATTGTATTTTCCTACCGACTTGTACTAACAGAAGAAAGAGACCCAAGCCATGAAGATGAGGAGATGGTGTTATCATTCAAGGAAGGTACATACCTCACCGAACGAATCATCAATACCATGCTTGGCATTGATAGACCTGAGAAGCTAACTATCCTTGTATATCCGTCAAATGGCATCAAAGATAGCCCAGGCGTTATGATTAAAATCGACAACAAGCCTGTCACTTTTAAATTTGACGTATGGGATGATCAACTACGGGGCTATAAAGGCATCCCTGGCGGCAAGCCTGAAGGCCGTATCCAATTTTGGAGAGACCAAATGTTCAAGGAAATTTATGTTAACCTTCTCGGAAGAGAATGGGATGGTGAGATTGAGCTTGACTACGCTCTAACCCAAGGAAAAACCACCTCAGCACCAAAAGAGGAAATTGGCTGTTCCGTTGATGCTATCCTTGCCCTGAATACCATCAAGAAAAAATTGCCAGGATACGAAGCAGCAGGAGACCATATCGCTTTGTGTAAAGCATGGGCAGATATGGTAAAATTCATCCAATCAAAAAGTACCTCCCCAGGAGATGCTAAAATCTTGGATGATGCCCTCCTCGAAGCACAAACCGTATTAGATAGAATTTGTCCTGCCGGTTCCCCTATGAAGTTAGAGAAGGATGGTACCTATGGGGCAGAAGACTTGCCATTCTAATGAATATAATCAGAAATATTTTAGGTATAATAGTGGCAGTCGTATTGGCTGCCACGCTTGCCTTGACTATCAAAATAATCATAGACCTATGCAAGAATTTATATCAATAGAAGAGGTAAGGAGACAAGTTCTCATACTTCGCCGAAACTACCGAGTAAACGTACAGAAGAATCTCAATGGAGACTTCCAAGTGTACGTTATGAAAAACAGCGATGTCCTTGCTCACATTGAAGTGTTATTCAACTCTGATAAGAACCACTATGTAGTGGATTGGGTAAGTGCAACGGGTAAAATGTTGGGTAAAGGGAAATTACTATACTACATGGCTATGGATGAGGCATTCCCTCGATTCCTTAGTTCCGGAATCCGTACAAACCAAAAGGCCAATAGCGTATGGGATGCTATTGAAAAATTGGCCGAGAAAGGGAAAATTGTAAAATCTGAGAAGGGCTATAAGCTCCATTCAAAAATCGGAGAATAATGGGGCTACCTAAAAAATCTTACAAGAAAAACAGTGATATTGTACCGGAGCTGACAACAGTGTTGTCATTTTCAGGTGGACTGTCTTCCGCAAGGATGTTATCTCTATGGGGGAATGCAGTGGATCATGTGATTTTTGCCAATACTGGGAAGGAACATCCTGGCACACTGGACTTCGTTAGAGATTGCGAGCAACACTTTAAC